GGCATGAACATCCAGCGCGGCCAGTGGCTCTACCAGTTCGACACGCCGCAGACCGCCATGACGCACGCCCAGCGCAACGGGCGCATCTTCCGCACCGGGCAAAAGAACGACGTGGAGCTGATCGACGGCGTGGCCGACCACCCGGACGTGCACCGCGCGCGCGAGCGCCTGCAGCGCAAATACGGGCTGCGCGAGCTGATGACCAGCCCCATGGAAAGCCTCGACGACACGGGCGTGGCGCACTTCCTGAAACAGCGGCAAGTGGCCCAGCAGGATTCACAAGATGGTCTTTTTTGATTACACTGCGCGCATGAAACACCTCGTTCTTGCCGTCGCCTATACCTGCGCGTTGCTGGTCGCGCCGCATTCCGCCCTGGCGGACCAAGCCAAGTCGGCGTCCGCCTGCTACGGCATCGGCAACCCGGACACGCGCGCCTACTGCATGGCGCGCGCGCACCGTGACACCGGCCGCTGCTACAACATCAAGGCGGCGGACCTGCGCTCGCTTTGCCTGGCCGAGGTGCGGCGGTGAAGCAGCACATCGAAAACACCCGCCGGCAGCTGGGCGAGCTGGGATCCATGGCCCACCAGACAGAGGCGATGGAGCGCAAGATCCTGGAGCGCGCCGAGCAGCGCCTGCAGCAGGTCGAGAAGGACATCGAGCGCACGAGGCCGCTGGCGCTGGTGCCCGGCGCCAAGGAGGCGGACGTGTATCAGGAAATGATCATGGAGCGCGGAAAGCTACACCAAGTGATCGCGCAAGCCCGGGCTGTGCTCCAACCGTAAGCCTCAGTGACCCCAGCAAAAGCCACCTTCGTGTGGCTTTTTTTATAGCATTCGCACGCGGCTGTATCGTCGTGACGCAAAACTGCGTGCATGCGAACTGACGATCAGCTCCTTGCTGGCATCCCCGAATACCTGAGCATCGGCAACATGCTCAAGGCCACTCCGCACATGGATGGCGGGCAGCGCATCGTCTATTTCGAGGCAAGCAACGAGGGTGTTGACCAGCAGGATGAGGTGATCGCCGCCAAGGCGCTGGCCGAGTCGGCTGAATACTTCAAGCGCTACGGCAACATCGACATCGACCACTACACCCTGCTGGGCAAACCGGATCCGCAGCGCGGCCGCCCGGGCATCCCTGGGTGCGAGCTGTACGAGATCGGCCGTCCGCTGGACGTGCGCCAGGACGGCAAGACCACCTTCGTCAAGGCCGAGATTTATTCCGGCGTGGGCGACGCCGCCCAGCGCGCCAATGACTTCTGGTCATCGATCACCGAGCTGATGCCTCCGCAGCGCTGGTACCCATCCGTGGGCGGCAGCGTGCTGGCGAAGTCGGTCGAGGTGGACCCCAAGACGGGCCTGCGCAAGGCGATCGTGTCCAAGGTCCGCTGGAACAACATCGGCGTCAGCAAGACCCCGGTGAACCAGCACGTTGGCACCTGCGCGACCATCCCGCTCGGCGCGTTCGCCAAGTCGTGGGGTGCGTCTGGGCTGGATTTCGCGAAGGCCCTTGAAGCCGGCTACGGCACGGATTCAGCGGCGCTCGCCGGCGGCGGCGCCCTGCGCCAGCAGTCCCTGGACCACCGGATCCATAGCTACTTCGATTTTCGCAACAAGCTGGCCGAGCAGATCCGCTCGGGCGGCGCAGGCAAGAACCCCGGCGCACGCGATCTCATCGCGCACGCCGCCAACAAATTCAGCCTTTCGCCCGACCAGGCGGCTGAGTGGGTGGAGCGCTTCATGCGCGATTTGAAAAACGGTCTCAACAAACGGAGTAAGTCATGAGTGCATTTGAACAACTGATGGGCGAGCTGAGCCAGCTTGGCACCGATCAGGAAGCAATGGCCAAGGCGCTCCCGGCGGATGACGGCAAGGATGAAGAAAAAATCCAAGCTGCCGCTGAGGAAGGCGGCTTGGATGCTGGCGAGGGCGCCGGCGAAGGCGAGGGCGAGGGCAAGAAGCCCGATGGCGACGACAAGCCGATGGCGAAGTCGTTCCAGATCACTCTCGCCGACGGCAGTGTGGTTGAAGCCCAGGACGGCGCCGAGCTGGTGAAGTCTCTGCAGGACCGCGTCGAAGCCTCCGAAGGCAACATGCTCAAGGCGATGGACGCCGCCGTGTCCCTGATCAAGGGCCAGGGCGAGATGATCAAGTCGTTGAGCGAGCAGGTCAAGAAGCTGTCCGGCGAAGGCCGCGGCCGCAAGAGCATGGTCTCCATGGTCGAGAAGCCCGCGCCCGCCGCACAGAACCTGGCGAAGTCGCTCACGCCCGATGGCATGACGGCCGACCAGTTCTTCGCAAAGGCTCTCAATGCGCAGAAGGAAGGCCGCCTCTCGGGCACCGACATCGCCATTGCTGAGTCCTGCCTAAACCGAGGCCAGGAAATCCCCGCCCACATCGTCAACAAGGTCGCGATCTAAACCGCCGCGTTTTTTCAAGAAAGAAAGCAAACATCATGTTTCAACTTCCCGAACTCGCCGCTGGTCAGGCATCCGTGACCGGCGCAATGGACGGCACCGCGCTGTCCGAACTGCAGAAGGCACTGACGGCCGGTTACGGCACTGACGTGTCCACGCTGACCGGCGGTAGCGCTCTGCGCATCCAGTCGCTGGACAAGACCATGCAGGCCACCATTCAGGAGAACAAGCACTTCCGCCTGTTCAACGAACTGGCCAAGACTGGCGCCGGCGCGACCGTCGACGAATGGACCGAACAGTCCGGCGTCGGTGGTTTCCTGGGTGGCTCGACCAACACCGAAACCGGCATCATCAATGAAAGCACCGGTGCTTACGCTCGCCGCGTCGGCCAGGTGAAGTACCTGATGACCAAGCGTCAGGTTTCCCTGGTGTCCACGCTGGGCCAGAACATCGCCAGCTCCGAAGCGATCGAGCAGCAAGCCGGCGCCAAGCAGCTGCTGACCGACGCCGAGTACCTGTCGTTTGAAGGCGACAGCGCCGTGGTGCCCACCGAATTCGACGGCATCTACGCCCAGCTCCTGGCTGGCGTGAACGCCGGTCAAGTCGACGGCGGCAACATCCTGGACGCTCAGGGCCAGTCGCTGAATTCGATCAACCTGGTGAACCAGGCCGCCGCGCAGGTGAGCCGCCGCGACAACTTCGGCACGCCCACCCACCTGTTCATGTCGCAGCTGGTGCAGCAGGATTTCGACACCGGTCTGGATCCAGCCTTCCGCGTGAGCCTGAACAACGTGCCCAACGGCGGCATCTCTCTGGGCTCGCCCGTGGTCGGCATCCGCACGTCGTGGGGTGACATCTCGGCCAACCCCGACGTGTTCATCAACGACGGCGACCAGACCGTGCCCTTCCAGGTCACGTACCCTGCGCTGGCCACGGCCAACACTGGCATGAAGCCCACCGTGGCGATCGACGCCTCTGTGAGCGACGCTGCCAGCCAGTTCACGGCCCCCCAGGGCGGCAACTACTACTACCTGGTGACCGGCCTCAACGCCAACGGTCAGTCCGACGGCGTGATCACGGCCCAGACGGCGGTTGCCGCTGGCAAGAAGGTGACCCTGACCATCACGGCATCCGCCGGCGGCCAGGAAACCGGCTACGCCATCTACCGCTCGCGCCAGAACGGCACGAACGCGCCTTCGGACTTCCGTCTGGTCACCCGCGTGCCCAAGGCTGGCGGCACGACGGTCTACACGGACCTGAACCGCGACATCCCCGGCACCACCAAGGCCTACGTTCTGAACCTGAGCCCTAGCGACCACGCCATCAACTGGCGCCAGCTGCTGCCGATGATGAAGTTCCCTCTGTATCCGACCAATGCGGCCGTGATCCCCTGGGCACAGCTCATGTTCGGCTACCTGCGCATCACCAAGCGCCGCCACCACGCAGTGATCAAGAACATCCTGCCCAACGCCGCGAAGTGGAAGCCGTTCGCGTAATCGCGTGACCCCTCATGGGCGCCCTTCGGGGCGCCCATCATCATCCCAGGAGAAATCACCATGCCGAAAGTTCTTTGCACCCTTCCCAACGCCTCTACCGAGATCAGCGGCGTGAAGTTCGTCAGCCATGCCAAGGGCATGCTGTCCGAGGACGTGGCCGACGATGTCGCCGCCTCCTTCACCGCTATTCCCGGCTACGAGCTGGTGGGCGCAGGTAAGGGTCCCGATGACGATGGCGCCGACGAAAAGGCCGCCCTGCTGGCGCGCGCCGAAGCCGTAAAGCTGGATGTCAAGGGCAACTGGGGCGCGCCGCGCCTCAAGGCTGAGGTCGAGAAGGCCGAAGCCGAAGCAGCTGCTGAGGCCGCCAAGAAGTCCGCTGCTGGCGCTGACGGCGCCGGCGCTGGCGACAAGTAATCACCTGGGCGGCCCGCCGCCCGATTTTTGAAAGGGGCCATCATGGCTACTGCTGGACGCAACCTGAAAGACGAGCTGAACCGGATGAACCCCGCAGCGGCTCACGTGAAGCTGGGCGATGTGGTGGACGAGCTGATCGCCAAGCACAACGCGCTGCTGGCCAAGCTCGATGCCGACGCTGGCGTGACCGACACGAACTACACGTCGCTGCTGCGCGTCGCTCCTCTGGTCGAACGATAAAGCGCTTCGCAAAGCGGAGTTTCACCACAACCGCCGCCCGGGGCTCTCGCGCGGCGGTTTTTTTATCACGGGCTCATCATGACGACCATCATCGCCGGGCAGCCGGCCGCCTTCACCGAGACCATCAAGCGCGACGGCGCTCCGGTTGCCATCGATCAGGCCTCGACCGTTACGGCGCAGGTCTTCACGGCCGACGGGCGCACGGCGCTGTCACCGGCGCCCATCACCCTGGCGGCCGCCCCGGGCTGGGCCGCTGGCCAGATCACTGTTGAGCTGGCCGATACCTACACCGCGCTGCTGCCGCCTGGCGAGGCCATGCTGGTGATCACCAGCAGCACCCCGGTGCTCGTGAAGCGGTTCCGCCTGGTGGTCGAGACCGCCGCGGAGTTCGCCCGATCCCTGCTGTTCGTGAAAGACATCGCTGTCGACCGCCTGCGCCAGGACACCCTGCTGATGGCGGCCGCTGGCGTGCTGCCAGCCATGGCGATGACCGACGACTACCTGTGGGACAAGCTGCGCGCGGCCGAGTCCGAGATGGCGCACGAGCTGCGCGTGCCGCTGGTGCCCACGGCGTTTTTCGCCGAGGAGCCATCGCCGGCCGAGATCCTGGCGCTCAACGGCCAGCCCTGGGCCATCGACCCGGGCTACGACTACGACCCCACGGCGTTCCAGTACAACGACAAGTGGGGCATGATCAAAATGCGGCAGAAGCCCCTGCAGAGCGTGTCGCGCGTGCGCTTCGCCTACCCGGGCGGCGCGACCGCGCACTACGACCTGCCGCTCGACTGGCTTCGCATGGACAAAAAGTACGGCATGGTCAACTTCGTGCCGTCCAGCACCGCGTTCGCGGCGCCGCTCAATGCCTTCGTGATGCAGGCCATTGGCCACGGCCGCACCATCCCCATGGCGATCCAGTTCAACTACGTGGCGGGCCTGGCCGACGTGCCGAAGAACTACCCCGAGCTGTTGGACGCGATCTTGAAGAAGACCGCGCTCAAGGTGATCGAGGACGCCTTCCTGCCGCAGTCAGGATCGATCAGTGCCGATGGGCTGTCCCAGTCGATCAGCAACGACATGGACAAGCACCACGAGACCATCGACCGGATCCTGAACGGCGGCAAGGGCTCGAACGGCGGCCTCATGGCGGCCATCCATGGCATCCGCATGCAGGCGCTGGGAGGTTGAGATGCGATTCAATTCAGCCGCGTTCGACACCTTCCTGCAGGGCATCGGCCAGAAAGTGACCTGGCGCCGGGCCTATGCCTGCGCGTGCGTGAACCCCGATTCGGGCGCTCCGGATCCCAAGCACCAGCTGTGCATGGGCAAGGGGCGGCTGTGGGACCCGCCGATCGAGACCGTGGTGGGCGTGGCCAGCCAAAACGTGACGGCCGAGTGGATGAAGTTCGGCCAGTTCGAGAATGGCGACACGGTGCTCAGCATCCCGCAGGCGAGCCCCCTGTGGAACGCCGGCCAGTTCGATCGCATCGTGATGCTGAACAGCACCGACGTTTTCAGCCTGCCGCTCAAGCGCGGAGCGCCGTCCGAGCGGGTCCTGTTCAAGGTGGCCAGCGTCGAACGTTGCTTCTGGCTGCACCCCACCACGCGCGTGCTTGTGGAGGGCGCGCGGCCCGTGATCGACGACAACGGGAATCCGTCGTGGCCCGGCGGCGTGGGCGAACCGCCGCCAGGCGCGTCCTACTCGCTGACCGGGACCCGGTACGACGAGTATTTCATTTTTGGGAAATACCCCAGCGACCGCAATGAGCACCAGGGCATGCGGCTGCCCAAGAAGCTCATTGCCCGCAAGTGGGACCTGTTCGGGCGCTAACCCAGCGAGCGCTTCACGGCCTCGGCCAGGAACGCGTCGGCGATCGGCTGCATCTCCTTGGCGACGCCCTCGGCGATGTTCTGCCCGGGCTGGGCCGGGATGATCCAGCCCTTGGACTTCTCCGACATGATCCGGAAAGTGAGGTAGGAGGAGGACTTCGCACCGCCTGGCGTGCTGGTCTCCATGCGCACCATGCCGGCATAGCGCTTGCGGTCCGCGGCGCCCACGCCGGCCTGCTTCATGGCCGACTTCGTGAGCCGGTCGCCCAACTGGTAGGTGCGCGAGGCCGTCATGGCGGCCTGCTTCGTCGACGGCGACGACAGGAACGGCGTTCCCTTGGTAGGCGTCATCCCGGCGCGTGGCGACAGCCGGACCGTCTGCCCCACCTCGCGCTGACCCATGCCGGTGACCGACGACTTGCTCATGCCTCCGGCAAGGCCGTGCACCGCGGCCGGCATCCCGCCCGAGCTGCCGGGCGTGTTGTGCCTGAAAGGGATCACCAGAAAGCGGGCCCCGTCGCGCGTGCGGCGCACCTTCGAGCTGGTGTCCAGCATGCGCTTGAGGTCGCGGGGCGGCCGGCCGGTCTCGATGTCCTGGACGAATTTGTAGTCGGATGACACCACGGCCGTGAAGTCGCCGGTCATCTTGTAGGTGATGGTCTTGGCGTAGGCGTCCTTCTCGCCGCTCCAGAGCTTGGCCCGCTGCACAGCCTCCACCCAGCGCGCGGCGGTGGCCTGCGCGATGCCGTTCACCGCCTGATTGACCAGCGGCAGCAGCCGCGCCCGGATCCCAGCGCTCAGGTTGAGCTGCGATCCAAGGTCGACGCCGATCTTGTAGCTGAGGTTGCTCATGGCCCCGATTGTGCTGTCACGCCGGTTTGTCGTGACGCCAAAATCTGCCCATGATTTCCATGGTTCAGCCACTCCACATCGGGAACGCGCTGCGGCTCATCCTTGAGCCGCCAGCTGGCGCCGTCCGGTGGAAAGTGCTGCGCAAGGGTTCGGGCACGTTCACTGGGCACGATGACCCAGGCGCGCTGCTCGTGTCCGATAGCGACGAGACCGTGCTCGTGGATACCGTGGCGCTCCAGAACACGGTGATGCAGTTCTACTGCGCGTTTTACACTGCAGACGGCGCAAGCTGGACGGCCAGCAACGTGGCCAACGGCACGCCGGACGCCACCTACGTCGATCACACCACCGACGTGCTTTCCAAGATGCGCGAGCGCCTGGAAGCTGGCCTCAAGGTCGAATGCGACCGCGGCAACTTTCAGGTCGAGCTGGGCTACATCCAGGTCTACACGGCGCCGCCATCGCTGGAGCAGAACCTGCGATTCCCGCTGGTGACGATCCACCTCGAAGACGAGAGCCCGGCAGATCGAGCTTTGGGTGAAAGCCTGCAGGCCGATGATTTCGACAGCGTTGGCTTCGACTGGGCAGAGTCCGATGGCTGGCTCGCGAACGTCAAGCTGATGATTATCGGCTGGTCCCTGAACAGCGATGAGCGCATCGAGCTGCGCAAAGCCATGCGTCGGATCATCATCGGCAATTTCCAGGTGTTCGACAGCTACGGCTGGATCCTGCCGAACCTCACGCAGTCGGACCTGGACGCCGTGAACGGCGAGTATCCGTCACCCCTCTATCAAACGATGAACAGTTTTTCGTGCACCGCGCCGGTCCGCGTGAGCGGCAGCGTCGATGCAATTTCCGACGTGATTTCAAGGAGCATCAATGGCTAAGCAAAACACCGCGGACACCCCCGCGGAAACCACGCAAGAGCCCCGGCTGACGCTGGCGGAATTTTGCACCCGCCTTTCCGAAAAGGTGAGCCGACCTGAGCTGCTGGGTGGCTTCGAGTTCGTCGAGCGCCGCGCCGGACGCATCAAGGATGTCGAGTCCGCCTACCAGGCGCGTTTCGACGCTTTCGTCAAAACCCCCGTTTAAGCGAGGCCTTTCATGTCTGTTTTTTTCAATGGTCGTTTGATCGTCTCGCCCGCAACGGCATCGGTCATCAATGACAGCGCCCTGCAGCCGCAGAACGCATCCGTTGGCAATGTGGTCGCGCTCGTTGGGCGCGCCACCGGCGGCAAGCCGAAAACCGTGCTCCGCTACGGCAGCCCGCAGGAGGCCACTCGCGAGCTGGTTTCCGGCGAACTGCTGGACGCCGTGCGCGCGGCTTTCGATCCCAGCCCCGAGACCGGCGGCCCGCAGACCGTCGTGGTTGTCCGAGTGGATAACGCCCTGCAGTCCAGCGGCGCCATGAAGGACAGCACGGCCGCTGATGTCATCACCCTCAAGTCGGTGAACTACGGCATCCGCGAGAACCAGATCCAGTACAAGGTCGAGGCTGGCAGCATTTCGGGTCTGCGCGTCACCACCAAGCGTGGCAACGACTACTACACGAAAGACAACATCGAGCGCCGCGCCTTCTCGGTGCAGTACACCGGTGCTGAGCTGACCGGCACCATCACGGTGAACGGCACCACGGTGGTCCTTGCCGCACCGGCCGGAACCACGGTGGCCACCCTCGACCTGACGCAGTACGCGACCATCATCGACCTGGTGGACCGCATCAACGTTGTGCCTGGCTTTGAGGCATCCGTCCTGGACTCCAGCTTCAACTCGCCAGCGCTCAACGGTCTCGACTTCGTCACGGCGCAGGATATCAAGACCGCAGCCTTCACCGTCAAGGGCGACCTGCAGGCCGTGGTGGACTACCTGAACGGCCCCACCCAGGACTTTGTGCGTGCCACCCGCGTGAATGGCGCCGGCAAGCCACCTGCGGCCGCAGACTGGAAGTTCATGACCAGTGGCACCGATGGCCTGACCACGTTCGACGACTGGGCTGCCGCGTTCGAGGTGCTGCAGACCGTTGATGTGCAGTGGGTTACGCCGGTGAGCGGCGATCCAGCCATTCACGCCCTGGCCGACACCCATGCCGCTTACATGAGCGACGTGGCCCTGCGCGAGCGCCGCGTGATTTGCGGCACCGTGCTCAACACCACCGACCTGCAGGCCATCGACGCCGCCAAGGCGCTGAACAGCAAGCGCACTTCGCTGGTGCACATTGGGCACTACAACTACGACGCCTTGGGCAAATTGGTGCTCTACCCCGCCTACATGACGGCGGCAATGATTTCCGGCGCGTTCTCCGGCGTCAATCCAGGGACCCCGCTGACGAACAAGGCCATCAAGGTTCGCGGACTGGAGCGCAACCTGCGCAATCCCACCGACACCGATGTCCTGATCAACGGCGGCGTGTTCTGCGTCGAAAAGACCGATGACGCCTACAAGGTGGTGAAGTCGATCAGCACCTGGCTGAACGACCGCAACTACGCCAAGGTTGAGCAGAGCACCGGCTGGGCGCTGGACTTCACGGCCCGCCGCGTGCGCGAGGCCCTCGACGTGCTGCGTGGCGCGAAGGGTGGCCCGATCAGTCTGCAGCGAGCGATCAGCATCACCGAGTCCGCGCTGCGCGAGCTGGCCAAGGCCGAGCCCCAGGGGCCCGGCGTGCTGGTGGGCGACGCACAGAGCCCGGCCTATCGCAACATCTCGGCTCAGCTCGATGGCGACGTTCTGCGCGTGCAGTTCGAGTGCTCGCCGGCCATCCCCGTCAACTACGTCCTCGTGTCGATCTTCGCTGTCCCGTACAGCGGCGCGGCTTCGGCGTCTTAATAGGAGCCTTGCAATGAAGCAAAACCTGAAAGTTCGGTCTGGCAATCAGATCATCGTGCTGTTCGACGGCCGCCAGGTCGGCATGGTCCGATCGGTGCGCGGCAGCGACGACTACGGCCCGGATCCCGCATCCGGCATCGGTGACATTCATGTCCAGGAATACGTGCCCACCATGGCGCGTCACTCCCTGAGCGTGTCGGGCATGGTCCTGATCAAGGAGAACATGATGTCGGCCGGGATCACTCCCGAGAACGGCGATGCTGTGCTGCAGGGCCTGGTATTCGACCTGGAGGTCTACTCCAAGCTCGATGGCAAGCTGCTGCGCAAGTATGTCGGCGTGTCCTACGCCAGCGGCGACATCGACATCCAGGCGCACCAGATCGTTGTTTCGTCTGGCCAGTTCAACGCACTCGATGTGACCGGCACCGGCGCCTAAGTCGTGCCGCGATAATCGAAGCCGCCCAGTCCCAGGGATTGAGGCGGCTTTTTCATCACCAAAGGAACCACCATGATCAACCGCTCGCCACGTGCAAAACGCCCAACCGACTTCTCTGTGACCATCGACGGCATCGGCCGCTTCACTTTTGGAAAGCGCACCATGGCGGACGAGCTGGCCATCCAGCGCGAGTACGCCGACATCATTCAGGGCGTTGAGAGCCCAACGGTGTGGCTGGAGACCATGGGCGGCTGGCTTTCGGTGCTACGCGTGCTGACCGTCGAGGCCCCCGCGGATTGGGACCTGGACGAGCTCGACCCGCTGGACGAGCAAACCTACGCAAAGCTGAACCGCGTTTACGAGGAGCTCCGCAACCAGGAGCGCTCGTTTCGCGGAGGACAGAAACCTTCGGGCGAAGCAGCTAGCTCGTGAAGGCTTCGGGTCGATCGAGTTCTGGTTCAGGCGCAAATACAACCTCACCAGAACTGACCCCCGCTTCCTGGAGGCCACCCTCGACGACATGCTCGAAGATATGTGGCTGCACACCTACTACGAGGATCCGAAGGCCGTCACGGAAACAGTTGAAGACGACGATTTCGATCAGGATGCAGTGGCCGACGAGCTCCGAAGGATGCAGCAGAAGGCCATGCCGAACGACTTTGAACCATTGAGCTGATATGACCCAAAAAATCGAGATCCCCGTCGCGGCCACGCTGAATACCACTGGTATCGAGCAGGGCGCGAAGAAGATCGACAAGGCTCTTGGCGATGTCGGTCGGCGCAAGATCGACCCTGTTCCCGATGGTGCCATCCGCAAGGTCGACGCCCTGTTCCAGGCCTACTTGAAGCTCGATCGCGAGATGGCGCGTCGGCTCAAGGTCACCGGGCAGCAGGGCGTCGGTCCAGAAGCTGTCGACTGGGGCCCTGTCTACCAGAACCAAAAGTCCCGAGCACAAAAGCTGCGGCAGCTGCAATCATTCATGCAGAGCGGCGGCGCGGACTTCCAACCGCCGCAGCAGCCGCGCGAGCGCGGAGGCGGCGCAGCGCGCATGGCTGCTGGCGTGGCTCAGGCAGGGTTGCGGGCCGCCGGGCCAGCGGGCGGCGTCGCCGCCAACGCACTTGGCACAGGCATGTCGGCAGGCTTCGGCGCGGGGCTCATGGGCCTGGTGGGTGGCGTGGCGGCGCTCGGCGTTGGAAAGCTGGTCGGCGCCATCACCGAGAAGATCGAGCAGGCCGAAAACAACAACATCGCCTACGACCGCCTCAAGCGCACGCTGGGCGATGTGAACGTGTCGTTTGCGGCGCTCAAGTCCGGCGTGATGCGTACGGGCGAAGCCCTGAGCGTCACCTACGACGAAACGGCAGGACTGTATTCTCAGTTCGCCAAGGCGGGCAAGGTCGGGCGCGCCGGCGTCAACGCCATGCCGCAGGAGATCGGCCTCGGTGTTGGCCTTTCGCGCGCCTATGGCCTCGACAACAGCCAGGGGGTTGGCTTCCTTGGGCAGATGCGTGGCGTCGGTGTCACCAAGGACGTGCAGGACAGCCGCCGCATGGCCATCCTGATCGGCGAGACCATCGCCAAGTCGGACGCGTTCGCAAAGGCGGACGAGGTACTGGAGGCGATCGGCAACTTCGCCACGTCGCAAACGCGCAGCAGCATGTCTGCCGCGAATGTGGCCGGCTATGCCGGGATGTTCTCCAGCATGGTCGGCAGCGGCATGGCTGGCATGGATCCGAGCGGCGCTGCGTCGATGCTTTCCCGCGTCAACTCCAGCCTGGCTGCAGGTGGGGCGAAGGGCGAGGCATCGCAGTTCTTCACCAGCATGGTTGGCAACCGCATGGGCTTGGACCCCCTGCAGATGCAGGTGCTCCGAGAGGGCGGCGCCTTTGCCAGCAAGGACCAGATGTTTGGCGTCGGCAGCGCCTACACCCGCTACATGGGGCAAACCGGCCCAACGGGCGGCGGCAACTACCTGAGCGAGACTCGCGCCCTCATCGAGGAGAAGTACGCCGGCGACGGCGAGCAGCAGCGGCTCATGCGCGCCCAGGCCTTCGGCAACCACACCGGCCTGAACATGAACCAGGCCATGGCCATGCTGTCGCTGCAGCCCAACGAGATGGGTGAGCTGCAGAAGGTGCTTGGCAACAAAACGCTGAGCCTGAACGCATCCGGCATAAACAACGCCGCCATGGCGTTGAACGGCACCGACGAGGACCGTGCCAGCATTCGGGCGGGCCTGCTCAAGCGCGACGATCTCACAAAGGATGATCGCACCACCCTGGAGCGCCTCGGGTCCCAGAACCCCGAGGAGCAAAAGCGCACGCTGGCGGTGCTGTCTGCACAGTACGAGCAGGAGCGCACCCAAGGCTCCGACATCCGCGACAGCCGCGCGGCCCTCGACAACATCAAGGTCAAGGTGGCCGACTACATGGTTCCGGCGCTGCAGGACATGCGCAAGGCCCTGCTCTACATGGCTGGCGGCAACGGCAAGAAGACGCCTGGCGAGATGATGAAGGAGTTCGAGGCCGGTGAAAAAAAGGACAGGATCAACAGCATCAACGAGCAGTTCGACAACAAGGCATCCGGACTGAAAGCCGAGCGCGACAAGCTGATCGATCAGAAACGAGGCCTGCGCAAACAGCTCATGTCGGGATCCATCAACCGAGATGAGTACGACAAGCAGGTGGCGGCGATCGATGCGCGCCTGGAGGGCGTTGGCGGCGACCTGAAAGCCGTGGAGGCCGATCGCAAAGCTGCGATCGATGCCGATGGTCGGCCCGCGGCAGCGCCTGGCGGCAACCCTGCCGCAAGTGGGTCGACAGGTTCCGCCGGAGTATCTGGGCGGCGCAGCGGTGGCGCAGCCACTGGCGACCCAGGGAACCCGGGCACCTCGAACGGTGCCATGAAGCATTTCATGGACAAGGGCTGGACGCGCGAGCAGGCCGCCGGCATCGTCGCCAATCTCAACAAGGAGAGCAACCTGCGTCCCGGCGCCGTGGGAGACGGTGGCAAGGCCTACGGTATCGCGCAGTGGCACCCTGACCGGCAGGCCGAATTTGAGAAAAAGTACGGCAAGAGCATCCGCGGTTCCAGCGTGGCTGAGCAGCTGGATTTTGTTCACTACGAGATGACGGAAGGCAAGGAGAAGGCCGCGGGAGATCGCCTAAAGCGAGCCCAGACCGCATCCGAGGCCGGCTCTATCGTGAGCAAGTATTACGAGCGCCCGCTCGCGCGCGAGGCCGAAGCTGCAGAGCGCGGCGCGGCCGCCGAGCACCTGTACCGCACCCCGATGCCGCAGCAGGCTGTGGCGGCCGGAGCCGGCCCGGGCCGAGGGTCTGCAGAGGCCTACAATCAGCTGCGCGTGACCGCTGACCCCATCATCGTGCAGCACCAGGGGCCTAACGGCCAACAGGTTCGACCAGATCAGACCATCAACACCCGCGTCAGCGCTCCCAGCCCGGTGAGCGGCGGCGCAACCGGTTCATACTGATGACACATGCAATCGACGCCAAGCCAGAGGTGGACATCTGGCTATTCAAGACCATCAGCCGCTCGACGCTGGATGGCAACTGGGCAGTGTCCAGCCGCTACCAAGGCAAGGATGAGTACATCGACCTCACGCCGTTCCTGAATGACGGATCGTCGGTGCGCACCAGCAAGTCGGTGCGCGAGCCGGCTGGCGGGTTCAACATCACTTTCGCCGACAAGGCGCAGGCATCCTGGGGCTACGGCGAGCTGGAGACGGTATACGGACTGATCGAGCCCATGGATGTGATCGAGATTCGCATGTGGGGCGGCATGGGCCCGCGCCCGCTGCTGCTGCCGATCGTTATGCGCGGCATCGTTTCCCAGATCACGCGATCCGAGGCGCTGGGCGAGGACGGGCGCCCGGTGCGCATCGTCTCTGTCAGCGGCCAGGATTACGGCAAGGCCTGGCAGACCTACCAGGTGCTCTACATGCCGGCCTACGCGGCGGGTAAGGCCTTGCTGACCAACTTCTCGCTGTGGGAGCTGTTCGGGATCCAGGCGACGAACACAATGCGGGCCTCCGAGTTCGCGAAGGAGATGGTCGAGAAGGTGGTGAATCCCTATCTCGACGGTCTTTTCCCACCGAACTTTGCACTGCCGCGCCAGATCACGGTCGGCGACGGTGTTTCAGTGGCCCACGGCGTTGTGAGCAACAACTACCAGAACGCGCAAGGATCGGTCTACGAGGTCATGCGCACCTACGGCGATGTCGGCATCTGGAACGAGCTCTACACCGAGGACCGCGAGGACGGCGTGCACCTCGTGTATCGGCCCATTCCAGCCTACCTGCTGTCCACGCCAGACGGGCGGGAGTCCGCAAAGATACAGGATGACGCGCCAACGCCCGGCGTGTCGCTGATCAAGGACTACGGCATCAAATCCATGACTGTGAGCCGGTCCGATGCCAACGTGGCCAATTTCTTCTGGGTCAACAACAGCAAGTTCGACCTGATCGACGACATCGTCCGCAAGCTCTATGGCCTGCAGGACGGCACCGTGTCGATCAAGGACTACCCAAACGCAGCCGAGCAGTTCTACGGCACCAGGCCAATGTACGCCGAGACCCAGCAGGGCGAAGACAGCATCACGAACATGGCTGGCGGCCAGCGCGAGGCCGAGCACAATGCTCGATCCGATCTGCAAATGTCGTGGCTCGATAAGCGGCGCAAGATCATGGCCGAGATGAACAAGGACAACGTGCTCTACGAGCGCGGCACCGCCGTGGTGAAGGGCGGGCCAGTTCGCGTCGACGGCGAGAATGACTTGCTCAAGGCCGGCGACTACGCCCTGTTTATCCGCGGGACAATGAAGTATCTGGCCTACGTTTACCAGGTGGACCACGAGTTCATCCCGTTCAGGTCGTACACTACCACCCTCAATTTTGATCGCGGCGAGGGCTTTGCGACCCGGACATCCCTCGAAGGATCGCCGTGGCTCGCCGAGCAATCGCGCCGCGCCGATGACAACCTGGGGGTGCTCTGATGTTCCGCAAAGCTATCGTGGTGGCGTGTCACCCCGAGGACAACTCGGTCGACCTGGTCATGTGCGACGACGGCGCCAGGCTGTCAGGTGTGCCGGTCATGGCGCACAGCGCGAGCGCGCGCAGCGGTAGCGTGGACATGCCCGAGATGCCGAGCAAGACCGGTGAGGACAAGTGGAACATCACCAAGCGCCACGGCCAGGACATGGAGGCGCTGGTGGCCGTTATGGGGCGGGGCAACCCCATCGTGGTGGGGTTCCTCTACCCGCAGATCAGCCAAATGACCTTCAAGGACGCCAAGCGCAAATTCTCGCGCCACCAGTCCGATGTCTACCACACGATCGACGGCAACGGGAACATGGAGCTGTACCACCCGAGCGGGGCCTACGTGCGCATCGCCGAGAGCCTGGACCATGAGGATCTGGAGAAGAAAAACTTCGACGAGAACCTGTCGCTCGACCGCAACAAGGACAAGAAGGTCGGCATGCGCGTGTCCCTGGGCGGCGTCAAGATCGACATCAAGGACGGCGTGGTGACGATCGACGCAAAGAAGGTTGTCGTTCCCAATGGAGACGTTTTGGCTGGCAGCGTCAGCTTGAAAGACCACATCCATACAGGCGTTCGCTCTGGACCCAATGTTTCCGGCCCGCCTGTTGGTGGAGGCTCTGGCGGGGAAGGTGGCGTTTCCTCAAAGGGATCTCAGGCGAATGGCACCGTTGGAAACGGTGTTCCGGTAGATGCTGGTGGCGCTTACAAACTAGCGGTTTACACGAGAAAGAAATACAACGAGCCGCTTAATCTTACCGGGGTGCCAGCGGTTAATGCAGTAGACTATTTTGAGAAGATTCCAGCAAATAACGCGCAAATCAGCGAGCAAACATACTATGAGCGCGTGAGGCCTGCAATGGAATATGGACAGGAGAGGATCGTTTCTCAGCTGGATACGGCAACGAATGAATGGACGGACGATTTATTCAGTGTCGCTCAGCCATACGGTGTTTTCAATTTAGCATTACCACAGGGTGTAGCTGAATTCGTCACCGAGGGTCCTTTTCAGGTTTTTAGATCTGATAGTACAGGTGCTTTATATGCAAAGCATTTCAGTCACGCATTCAGGGTGAATAATGTCTTCGGCAGCATATTTGTTGGTGTAAAAGATGTCTTTTGGAAGCTGACGCCGCAGGAATTCGCCGAGGGCGGGATTGTCGCGTCGTGATGCCATGATGCTGGCATGTATAGCCCTGGACCTGCGCCGACCGACCAGCGCGCCGGCATCCGGCCCATCGTTTTCGTGCTTGACGATGGCCAGCTGCTGCAGGCGGTAACGCTCCCCATTCGACCGGAAGACCTCAACCGGATCGAGGGCGCGCGCGTGACTGTGCATCAGACCCTTGGGCGCGAGGTTTCCGGCTGGGTGGACAACTTCGGCGCCGCGCTGCCGTCGTGCACCATCTCCGGTAACACCGGCTGGCGCTTCGCGGCCGGCATCAACCTGGACGGCTTCGGCTCTTTCGAGGAGCTGAACAACCTGGTGGTGCACAAGTACCACGAGGCCAAGCAGGCGGCGATCGACGCCGGCCGCGACCCGGCCATGGTGAAGCTGCTTTTTGTGGACGTTCTGGACCATTTTGCGTGGTCCGTGGTGCCAACGCAGTTCGTGCTGCGCCGCTCCAAGTCGCGGCCGTTGCTGTTCCAGTACAACATCACGTTGCAGGCGGTATCCACCACGGTGGATATCCCCAACGTGGACATTCCCAACTACGGGAACAACGGCGTTGGCCTGACGGCGCTTTCTGATGCCACCGACACCATCAATGAGGAAGCCGACGACTTCGGCATGGGGTCTGGCTTCGGCGACTTCCTGGACACCGTCACCGGTGTGTTCGATGCCGCGGCGGCCGCCATTGCAGACATCTCGAACCTGGGCGCCGCCTACGTCAACCAGCTGCTGACGTTGGCAGGCGACCTGGCGAGCGTCGGTCTGAGCGTTTTCCGCACCGTCACCGCCGCGCTGAACCTCCCGCTCGATCTCAAGGCCAAGGCCGCTCGGATCGCTTCTGCGTTCAACACAGTGGCGTGCATCTTCCAGAACGCGCTGCGGCCGCGCAAGCCCTATGAGGAATACTCGGCCTTGTACGGGTCCTCGAACTGCTCCAGCACCACTGGTGGCAGCCCGGCCAGCGTCTTTGCCGGGCAGGGTGTTTTCGGCCTGATGCAGACCGGCGCATCGGCGTTCAACGTCACCAGTGACGCCCTGAATGCCATCAAGTCCATCAAGCAGGCAGACCCAGTTCTTGCTCCGCTTTCCATTTCTGAGATCGACCGCAACCTGTCGGAAATCGTCGCGGGGGTGACCCTGTGACCGCATTTTCCAAGGAGATGCCCAGCTACCGGATCGCCGCCACCGAGCACGGCGACACCATCAAGCTGGTGGCCGCACGCGAGCTGGGCGATGCCAACCGTTGGCCTGAGCTGGTGTGGCTCAACACCCTGGTGTGGCCGTATATCACCGATGACCCTGCCCGCGCAGGAGCTGGGGTGCTGCTGTCCGGTCAATTCATCAAGGTTCCAGCGCCAGCTGGCGTGCTGTCGGAGAGGGCAGAGACCGGGCAGGTTTTTGAGCGCGACGTGAAGATGACCAACCGCATGCTCGAAGCCGATGAGGGCGGCGACTTCCTTGTGGTGTCCGGCTCCAAGAACCTCGTGCAGCAGCTGCAGCATCGCATCACCACGCCGCGCGGTCAGGCCATGCGTCACCCGACCTATGGATCCATGCTGTACCGCCTGATCGGCCGGGTGAATGGCCCGGCCGCTGGTCTGCTGGGCTCCGAGTACACCAAGTCCGCGGTGCTGTCCGATTACCGCATCCGGTCCGTTGAATCCGCCCAGGCTGCGACCACCGGGGACCAGATCGCAGTGACCGCTCGCGCTGTCACCATCGCCGGTGGCGTGGTGGACCTCACTATCGAGTAACCCATGCCATTCCAAATCAAGAATTTCGTTTCGATCGTTGCCGCCGAGATCAACGTCGCGCGCAGCATCACCGACAAAATCACCGACTTTCAGCCGGGATCCGTCGCGCGAACCCTCATGGAAGCTCCGGCCGCGGAGATGGAGGAGCTTTACCTGCAGATGCTGCAGGGGCTGCTTGAGGCGATTCCCGAGGCCACGTATCGATCGTTCGGCTTTGACCGCCTCCAGCCCGCGCGAGCCTACGGCTTTGTGAGCCTATCGCTGTCGCCGGCGCCCGTTGAGAACATCACAATACCGCTGGGCACGTCATTTTCGACAACGGATGGCCGGACCTACACATCCACCCAGGCGCTGATCTGGGCCGCAGGTGAGCCCGTCATTCGGGTTCCAGTGCAGTCCAGCGTGATCGGCGCTGTTGGCAACGTGGCGGCCGGAGCCATCAACGATACTAACCTGACCGGCGGCGCGTTCGTCATCAGCAACTCGGCCATCACCAGCGGCCGAGACCTGGAGACCGACGACGAGCGCCGCGCCCGGTTCGCAGCCTTCGTTCGCTCGCTGTCGCGCGGCACCATGGAGGCTTGCCGCTATGCGGTGTCCATGGCCACCACACTGGACGCCGACGGTAACGTGGCCCAGTACGTGACCCGCATCGGCGAGGTTGAAAATCCAGGATACGTGCGCTTCTGGCTCTACAGCAGCAACGGCGTGCCATCTTCCGATCTGGTGGCCACGGCGCAGCGCCTGCTGGACGGCTACCGCACCGATGCCGGCGTCATCGTGCCGGGGTTCCGCCCTGCCGGCGTGCGGGTCGAGGCCCTACCCATGGTGGAGCGGGCAATCCCGCTGTCCATTCGGGTCTCGATGTTCAGCGGCTACGAGCTGACCACCACGGTGCAGCAGTCGATCTCCGACATCTTCTCGACCACCATCCGGGCCATCCCAGCTGGCACCACGCTGTTCCTGAAAACGCTGGTCGAAAACCTGCTGGCCGTTGATGGCGTCCGCTCCATCGTGCCCGACAGCAACGAGAACATCGCCTGCGCGCCCAGTGAGGCCCTGGTGCCAGGCCTGCTCACCATCCAGCCGCTATGACCGCAACCACGCTCCAGCGCATGCTGGAATACCCCCACCGCGCGGTCTTCGAGAAGGGCCCCGCGGACGAGCTCGTGTTCCGCCTGCAGCATGCCGATACCGCGACCTGGGAGATCGCCGAGGGCGTGATGACGGCCCGCGCAGGCTCCTTGACGCGAACCTACGATCTGGCGGCCGTGACGGTGTCAGGACTGATCGCGGCGCTGCGTGCCGACGGCTTCACGGTGCAGCACACGTCGTCGCGCTTCGACACCTACTCGGCCCTTGTGCTGGTGGAGGGCAGGGGACGCCAGGACGAAAGCAACGGCGACCACGTGACAGCCTTCACTTCGCTGATGTGGGCGCTGTTCACGGCCTACGCGCGCCAGATCAGCGCCGCCAGCGAGCAGATCCGCCAGGCGCTGCTGCAAATGGTGATCGGCACCGCCGAGGGTGAGTGGCTGGATCTGTGGGGCTCCCTTTATTCGGTGCAGCGCCTGCCGGGCGAGACCGATGTCTCCTACCGCTCGCGGATCCCGCGCGAGGCTTTCCGGCTGCGCGTCAACGCCCTGGCGATCGAGCAGGCAATCAAGGACGCAACCGGCTTCGATGTCCGGATCTCCGAGCCCTGGACCGAGATTTTCACGCTTGACGACTCCGTGCTGTCCGGCCCCCACAAGCTCTACGATGGATCCCGTGTCGGCTACCACCTGATTGAGCCCGTGGTGGATGGCGTCATCGACTGGGACGCCGTGCTGGCCGTCATCACCCGCAACCGCGCGGCGGGCATCCAAGTGCTGGGGCCGAAGATGACCTACGGCTCGGTGCTGGTGGTGGGCGGCGACTACACCGTGCACGCCGGCATCGAGGTGAACGTCGTCAACAGCAGCCGTCTCGAAGACATAGCGCTGCTCGATTACGGTGCCCTGGAGGATGTCTCTGTCCTGAATCACACGAGCCTGCAGCTGCAGGAGATCGTGCGCACATCGGCGTCCTATGCAGAGCCACAGCCCTGGGGCGACTTCACATGGGGTGACGGTGGCACGTGGGCAAACACGCTGTACGTGGTCACCAGCGCATACAGCCAGGACTACCAGGTGTTTTTCTCGAACGCCGCCTACGAGGGGCAGTTCTGGGGAGCGCTCGATCGCGCCTGGTCCAGCGACCCGGATGAAACCTGGGCCACCTACAACGCCATCGTCACCTCTGGCTACTTCGATCAGTCGTGACCGTACCATTCTGAAAAGGTCATTCCACCATGCCAATTCTCACCAAGTCCGGGCGAGTCGTTATCGCCGAGTCCATTGCCCAGCGCCCAGTGCATGTTGCCTGGGGGCTAGGCGATGGTGCGTGGCTGACGCCACCATCTGAGAACCCCAACGCGCTCACGCTGATGAACGAGATCGGCCGCCGCACCGCGAACACGGTGGGCTACGTGGTCGCTGACCCCGATGGGGAAATCGTCCTGCCGAGCGGTCGTTTCACCATCTCGCCAACTCCGACAAACGCGCTGCTGGTCGAGGTCACATTCGACTTTGCTGACGCCTCCAGCTCGGTGATCCGCGAGTTCGCGGTGTTTGTGGGCACCGAGACCGACCCCGGGCTGCCTGCGGGTCAGCGCTATTTCACGCCCGCTCAGGTAACGGCGCCCGGCCGAATTCTGCACCTCGAAAACTCGCCGCCGATCTACCGGTCACCGGAAATTCGCCCCGGCTTCAAGATCGTCGTCGTTTTCTAAGGCGCTGCACAAATGTCTATCACCCCGCCAGACCAGTATTACGAGCGCTTCGATCCTTCCAAGGAATACGAGGAGCATATGTTCATTGCAGGCCGCGGCCTGCAGTCCGCCGAGCTGGTGGAGATCCAGAAGCACGCCGCCAAGCGCCTGCGCGACGTCGCTGATGTGCTGTTCAAGGATGGCGATATCGTCCGCGACGCATCCTGCCAGGTGAACCCCGACACCGGCGTGACCACCTGCCAGTCTGGCGCCATCTACCTGCGCGGCGCCGTGCGCGGCATCCCTCCGGAAACTTTCACCGTTCCGATCGTCGGCACCCTGGCCATCGGCGTGCGCCTCACCGAGAGCGTGGTCACGGCGCTGGAGGACCCGACGCTGCGCGACCCAGCCACCGGCACCCGCAACTACGACCAGGAAGGCGCCGCGCGCCTCAAGGTGCACGCGGAGTGGGGCTGGGATGGCGACGGCGGCACCGGCGAGTTCTTCCCCGTCTACGGCGTGACCGACGGCATCCTGGATGCCAAGGAGCCGCCCCCGAACCTGGACGCCATCAATCAGGCCCTTGCTGGCTACGACCGTGACAGCGCTGGCGGCAGCTACGTGGTGCGCGGCCTGCAGGTCACCCGGCTCGCTGATCGTCTGGACGGCTATCAGGTTTTCAGCGTGACCGACGGCCGGGCCCGCGTGAACGGCTTTGCTGTGCAGATACCGACAGCCCGCCGCCTGGCCCGCAATGCCACACCCATCCTGCGCTTCATCGACTCCGAGCCGCGCACGTCAGCCACGATTGGCGCCCAGCGCATCAATGTGGACCGCTCGCCGATCGCCAACATCACGCAGGTGCGCATCACGGCACAGAAGACCGTGACGCTGAACCACGGCACGGTCACTGGCGCCCAAGATCCTCTGCCCGACACCTCGGTGATCGCCATTGTCTCGGTCTCCCAAGGGGCGACAACCTATACGGCGGGCACCGACTACAACCTGACATCGGGCAAGGTCGATTGGTCGCCATCTGGCGCTGAGCCGGCGCCCGGCTCGTCGTACACGGTCACCTACCAGTACATCACGGCCGTGACCCCCACGGCGGTGGATGACACCGGATTCACGGTCACTGGCGCCGTGGTCGGCAGCCTGATCCTGACCAGCTACAACGTGAAGCTGCCGCGCATCGACCGCCTTTGCCTGACCGATTCCGGACAGTTCGTCTGGGTGGAGGGGGTCTCGACCGACTACGACCCGGTCCGGCCAGCCATCCCCAACAACCTGCTGCCGCTGGCCCAGGTGGTGCAGTTCTGGAACGACTCGTCCTACGTGATCAACGACGGCACCCGCGTGGTGCCCATGCAGGACATCGAGGGCATCAACAACCGCCTCGACAACCTGGTGCTGATCGTAGCCCAGCAGAACCTGACGGCGGACGCCAAGACGCGCGACGCCACGGCGAAGAAGGGCCTCTTTGTTGACCCGTTCCTTGGCGACGAACAGCGCGACCAGGGCCTGGCGCAGACCGCTGCCATCGTTGGTGGCGAGCTCGTCCTGCCGATCAACGGCTCAGTGATCCCTCCAGCGAACGACGTTACGACGGCGACCACCTGCGCTTACGCGGTGCAGGAGGCGCTGTCACAGGAGTTCCGCACGGGCTCCATGAAGATCAACCCCTTCATGTCGTTCGACGTGCTGCCCGCCCAGGTAAGCCTGACGCCGGCCATTGATCGCTGGACGGACACAGTGGTGTCTTGGACCAGCCCACTGACCGAGCGCTTCACCAATGGCTGGGGCAACGTCTCCGTCACCCAGCAAAACACCGTGGTGCGCTCCGAGGTGTCCACTCGCACGCTGGAAAACCTGCGCCAGATCGACGTGGTGTTCCGCCTGGAAGGCTTTGGCCCCGGCGAGGTGCTGTCGTCGGTTCTGTTTGACGGCCTTGCTGTGACGCCCGTAGCGGTCTGATTTTTGGAGCATCAATGACAATCGCAGCAAATTCTTTGGGTGTCGTCACCGGGAAGTTCACCATCCCGGCCGACGTCCCTGCAGGCATCAAGAACGTGTCGTTCGCCGGCGCCGGCGGCTCTACCGGCCAAGCCAGTTTCTTCGGCCAGGGCACGCGCGTCGATGACGTGCGCACCATGGTGACGCAGATCACCACGACTTTCTGGCAGGCGAACGTTGACCCGATCGCCCAGACCTTCACACTGACCCAGGCGATCGACGCCGACTCCGTGGACCTGTGGTTCGTCGCCAAGGGCACCACGCCCGTGTCGGTGCAGATCCGCGAGACGCAGGTTGGCTTTCCCACGCGCGTGGTGCTGGCCGAGGGCCGGCTGAAGCCCGCAGACATCACGGTGAATGGCTGGACTCGGTTCAACCTGCGAGCTCCGGTGCGGCTGGAGCCGGGTGTCGAGTACGCCATCGTCGCGCTGTGCAACGACGCGGTGTCAGAGCTGGCCACCGCCGAGCTGGGTAAGTACGACACCACCGCGCAGCGCTGGATCACCAGTCAGCCCTACACGGTGGGCGTGCTGCTGTCGTCATCCAACGCCAGCACCTGGACCGCGTACCAGGACCGCGATCTGGCTTTCCGCCTGAACCGCCGCAAGTACACCGAGGCAGAGCGCCTGGTGGACCTCGGCAACGTCTCGCTGACGGCAGCCACCGATCTGCTGGTGCTGACCACCATCGACTCGCCCAAGTCCACGGCCACCGGTGACCTGGAGGTCACGCTTCCGGACGGCACCGTTGTGCGCTCCGGCGACAACCAGCGGATCTCGCTGCCAACCGCCACCACCGGCACTGTCAACGTGAAAGCCCGCCTGCGGTCCGACGACGACGCCTCGGCGGCCATCTACCCTGGCACGCAGATCGTTGCTGGCGCCGTGAGCCTGTCGGCCCCCTACATCAGCCGCGCCATCGACGCCGATGCGGCCGGCGCCAACGTCAAGGTGCTGATCGACGCCATCATTCCCAGCGGTGCTGGTGTGCTGGTCGAGGTGTCAGGCGTGGACGCTGGTGACAGCTGGCTCTCAATGACCGACGGCGGCCTGCCACCGAAGCTGCTGAATGGCGACCTGGGCCTCTACGAGTACCAGTTCACGCGCACCGCTGTCATGGAGGCCCGCGTCCGCGTGCGGCTGACGCTCACCGGCGCTGTAGCGGCGCGCCCGCATATTCGCAACCTGCGCGTGATCGTGACCTGATGATTGAGGCCCTATGCAAAACGACGTAACCGAACACCTGCTGATCCCGCTACCGTACCAGGACAACACGCTCCTGCAGGACGTGTCGCGCCTGCGGGATGCGCTGTCAGCCATTGACCTGGCTCTCCACCAGCGCGTGGGCATGACCGAGGTGAATGCGGCAATTGCCGCCCTGGTGAACGGCGCTCCAGGGGCCCTCGATCAGCTCAATGAGCTGGCGGCGGCGATGGGCAACGATGCCAATTTCGCAGCCACGGTCACCAACGCACTGGCCGGCAAGCTGTCCAACGCCCCGGCCACCGCGACAACGCTAGGTGGCATCAAAGTGGGCGGCGGCCTCGCTGTTACTGGCGACGGCACGCTGTCGATCGCTGGATCTGGCAACAACCAGACGTTTGACATCGTGTTGCTGATCCCGGGCACCAACGGGCAGACCGTGTTCACCCCGGTGGGCGGCTACGTCGCCGGCCGCATCGATCTGTACCTGAACGGCGTCCTGCTGGTAGACGGTGGCGACGACTACATTGCCACCAATGGCACCAATATCACGCTCACCACGGGTGTGAACACCACGGACCTGCTGGTCCTGCGCCGGTGGTCTGTTTTCCAGGTAGCAAACGCTGTCAGCAAGGCTGGCGACACGATGACCGGAGCCTTCAACGAGGCGCCGCCGGTCAGCGCACCCAGCGCCGCCACGCTGGACATCGGCGCCATCGGCTCGAACAACATCACGGTCACCGGCACCACGGCGCTTACCGCCCTTGGCACCTATGCAGCCGGCGCCAAGCGCACGCTGACCTTCGCGGCGGCCCTGGTGCTCACGCACAATGCAGCCAGTCTGATCTTGCCTGGCGGCGCCAACATCACCACGGCCGCCGGCGACGTGGCCGAGTTCGTGTCCCTTGGCGGCGGGAACTGGCGCTGCATCCGCTACCTGCGCGCGGACGGCACCGCTGTGTCCGGCGTGACGCAACAATACGCCGATACCGGCACGGCGCTGTACTCGCCGACCTGGCACTTCATGCTCAACCAATAAGGGGGAAAAATGCCCAACGGACTCGCCGGGATCACCGGCAATGTGAGCGGCTTTGATCTGGCCGCCGCCACCGACACGCTGGTCTACACCTGCCCGGCAGGGAAGCGGGCGAGCATCACCGTCAGCTTCGCAAACCGCGGCGCTTCGGCAGCCAAGGTGCGCCTGGCGCGTGGTGTGGGCGGCAGCCCGGCCGCCATCGACTACGTCGAGTACGACGCTGGTGTGGCTGTCGGCACGCCGCTGATCCGCAGCGGCCTGTCGCTCTCTGCTGGCGACAAGCTGTGGGTTCGTAGTGACGTGGTGAGCGTCACCGCGCAAATCGACGGCGTGGAGGCTTAATCATGGGACGTTCTTCTGCTCAGGCCTCGCCGTCGTCCGGCAAGCGGGTTCTCATCTTCCGCAAGGTTGTCCTGTCCAGCGAGGTTGTTGCAGCTCCGGCTGGTTACTACGACATCCTCGCAATCGGAAACGGCGGCTCTGGCGCGCGATGCACGACACCCAACGGGCGGGCGACCGGCGGTGGAGGCCCCGCGTGGGCCCGAGACTGGGGAAAGTTCGACGCGCCGACGAACGTCACTGTGACGATCGGCGCCCGTTCGCCAGGATTGGCCACCGCTTCAGGTAACAGCAACGGCGTTGATGGTGGCACGACTTCCGTGACCGGAATCGCGGACCCGATCAACCTCACGGGCGGCAAGGGTGGGTTGTTCAGTGCATCCCAAGTGGCCGTAAACGGTGGCGACGGCGGCACTGCGACCGGCGGCAAAATCCGCGCCAACGGAGGCCGCGGCGGGAATGTGACAAGCACCAGCGCAGGGGTGAAGGCGACCGGCGGGGGCGCTATCGACCTTTTCTGTCTTGGCGCGAACCGGACGCGAGGCGGCGACATCGGCGGCACGTCAACTGCCGACCAGGCAAGCGGAGGGGCTGGTATCGCAGGACGCGGCGGGGATTGCACCACCAATGCTTTGTCATCTGGCGGCGGGGCCGGCGGGGATGCGCTCGACGCAACGCCAGGCTCTGCAACCATCGGCCCTAACATTCTTGGGGCTCGCTCCGAGACAACCGCATCGCCGGCAGACGCATTAATCCTCGATCTGCTGCTGAGTTACCCGGGCCTGAACCCTTCTGGGGGCGGTGGCTCTACGGCCATCCCGCCGCCAGGAGGTGGCTCGAACGGAGCGAGTGGGAGCAATTTCTCTGCCCCCTTGGGCGCGACGGGTGCCGCTGTTGGGACTACATCATTGGTTGTCGCCGAATCTTCGCGCGGCGGCGGAACTGGAGGCGGCGCAACAAGCAACGGCTCTTTGGTGGGTATTAGTCCAGCTGGCGCAGCCATGGTGGTAATCAGCGTCTACGCGGAGGTGACGTGATCCGCGAGACACTGAAGGCGCTCCAGCGCTGCGGGCTGGCCGCAATCCTCACCATCCTGCTGCCGCTCTGTTTCGGCACAGCTGCCGCCCAGGAGGTGCAGAACGTCCACCCGCTGCAGGGCGTCACGTTCAAACGCCAGTCGCTGGGCAGCGGCACCTACAACGCCTGGCGGGTCGACCAGTACAGCTACGGCAGCGCGGTGCTCCCGGCCTGGCCCGGGCCCGTTGCGGGGCGCGGCTACGTCGCCCACGTCATGGGCACCCCGCGTGCGCCAGGCACATCCGTGATGTGGGGCACGTGGACGTTCATGTCGCGCGGGCTTTTCACGAGCGCGCCAGGAGCGCATGTCGGGTTCGTGATGCGGGGCCTGACCACCGGGCTCTCCAACGTCGGCATGGGTTTCGTGGTCGGCGGCTTGAGCGGCTTCTCGTCGTCTGATGGCGGCGCATGCGCGGCAGGCGCCCGCAGCCAGCCGGAGACGTGGCACGAGTTGTCGGACGGCACCGCCGGAAACCGCCTGATCGGCGGCAGCCAGTGTGGCCCCCTGATGCACGACTGGCGGCCCTACAACGTCACCCTGCATGCGGCGGCCGACGGCTACTCCTACTCGATCACGGACGCCACCACCGGGGTGCAGGTTTTCAGCACCTACGTGTCGAACGCGGGCAGCCCGTCAGCGTCCAAGATCGCGCTGGCATCAGGCTGGACGGCAGGCATCGTTTTTGCGGACGTGCCCGGCGCGAGCTGGGAGTTCGAGGTTTCCAACATTGCATTGGGCTGGTTCTGAACTGAACGGCCGCAGGGAGGTGTATGAGTTTTGCCCGAAAAATTGCTTCAATTCTCACGTCGGCCGGTGCGCTTGACCCCAGCGTGGGCGGCGCGCCCGCTGGCGTGGTGCTGCCCTTCGCTGGCACGGCTGAGCCTTCCGGCTGGCTGTTCTGCTACGGCCAGGCGGTAAGCCGCACGACCTACGCGGCGCTGTTCGCCGCCCTCGGCACGGCCTACGGCGCCGGCGATGGCAGCACGACCTTCAACCTGCCTGACTGCCGCGAGCGCATCCTGGCAGGCAAGGGCGACATGGGCGGCTCCAGCGCGTCGAACCGCTTGCAGCGCTCCAAGACGGTCAACTTCACCAGCGGCAACGCCGTCATCAGCGGCATCGCCAGCACAAGCAACCTGCACGCAGGCATGCTGGCCTTCCACGCAAGCATCCCGGCGGGAACGACCATCCTGTCGATCGACAGCGTAAGTCAGCTGACGCTGAGTGCCGCGCCGACCGCGAACGGTACCAGTCAGGTGATCCGCTTTGGCGTGCTCGACGTGAACACGCTCGGCTCCAGCGGCGGTGCGGCACAGGTTGCGCTGGCTGCGGCCGAAATGCCTGCGCACACCCACACCGGCGTTACTGCCAGCGCTGGCGCCCACACGCACACCGGCGGCGCCTCGCCGAGCCTGCAGGGCACAACCGAAAACAGCGCCGGCGCAACCGCCAGCGGCACGACCGGCAGCGCTGGCGCCCACACCCACACGCTGACCATCGACAGCGCCGGTGGTGGCAATGCGCACAACAACGTGCAGCCCACCATGGTGATCAACTACATCATCAAGACGTAGGACGAGGCCATGTCGTGACGTGAGAATCCAGCCACCGAGGCCAACTCTCACGGACACGACCATGGAAGCTCTCATTGCCCAGCTCCGCGCCATCGCGGAGTTTTTTCAAGCCTCGCGCCTCGGCGCGCTCGCCGACAAGTCGGCCTGGCTGCTCATGGCCCCGGCCTTCGCTGCGCTCTACGTGATCGACCCTGCCATGGCCACCACGCTGGCCCAATGGACAGTCTTCGGCGTGGTGCTCGCCGGCGCTGCGGTCATCATCAGCCGCATCGTCTTCCCCCAGATCAAGCTGACGGATCTCGTCACCGCGGCCCACGAGGGCGGCAACACAGCGGCTGGCATGATCGTGGCCGCCATCGTGGTGTTCGTCGGCATCGTGATGCTGGCCCTGGTGCTCTGGGCGAAGGCCTAACATGCTGGGCCGGCTCCTCGATCGCCACGGCGCCATCCTCGTGCTGGCTGCGTGGTTCGCGGCATGCTGCGTCATGTCGTGCGTCGGCCCCACGGCCGCTCACGCCCAGGGCCTGCAGGTGCCCGAGCGGGCGCACCAGTACCTGCCCATCCTAGTCGAGCAGCAGCGCGCAATCTGGCCAGACGCCCCCATTCCGTCGTTCCTGGCGGCGCAGGTCGAGCAGGAGTCCTGTATCAGCCTCAAGCACTCGAAGTGCTGGAACCCGAACGTGCAGCTCAAGACCTCGCGCGAGTGGGGTAGGGGGCTGGGCCAGGTCACCACGGCGTACCGCGCCGACGGCAGCGTGCGCTTCGACAAACAGGAGGAGCTGCGCCAGCAGTTCCCGAGCCTGCGCGGCTGGACAACCGACCGCTGGATGGATCCACGGTACCAGCTGACCGCCATCGTGGAGATGGACAAGAGCATCTACGGCCGCGTGCGCGATGCGGCCACGCCGATAGACCGGCTGAGCTTCACCCTGAGTGCCTACAACGGCGGTGAAGCCGGCGTGCTCCAGGACCGGCGCTTATGCGCAAACACCCCTCGCTGCGACAGCCGGCGCTGGGCTGGTCACGTTGAGCTGACCAGTGCCAAGTCGCGAATTCCTCATCCCGGGTACCGCCATTCGTTCTACGCTATAAATCGCGAGTACGTTACAAACGTTATCGGACTCCGGCGGCCCAAATACATAGACTATTTCAAGTGAGGGGCCCTGTGGAGGTTCAATATGTACTGCTCGCCTTCAACGTCGTTCTCGGCATTGCTGGCTTCTTCGGCGGCATGGTCATCAAGGACTTGGCTGCCTCCGTCAAGGAACTGCGAGATGCAGACACCGCGATGCTGAAAAGCCTTTCCAACTACTCCACCAAGGATGAGGTCAAGGAGGTCCGGCAGGAGCAACGTGACACCCTCCGGGAGATGCGCGACGAGCAGCGAGACCTGTTCAACCAGGTGTTCGCCCGGCTCGACAGCGTCAGCCAGCAGCTCGCCCGCAAGGCCGACATGCACGACTACCGGGGTGGTGGGCGATGACGTTCTTCGGTGTGGACATCCGGCTGATCATCACCGTCGCCGTGCTGGTGATGTCCTTCGGCGCCGGCTGGACGGTGCAGGGCTGGCGGCGCGACGCGGCCGACAAGGAGAACATCGAGGCCGCCCAGGAGCTCCAGCGCGAGAACCGCCGCGGGGCGAACACGGCGGCCGCAGGCCATGAGAAGGACCGCGAGGTCATTCGCACGGAGTTCATCACCATCACAGAAACGGTGGAAAAAATTGTTGAAAAGCCTGTTTATCGCAACGTCTGCTTTGATGATGACGGGATGCGGGCACTTCGTGCTGCGATCAGACCCGGATCCACCGCCAGCCAACCTGGCCCAGCCGTGCCCCGATCTGACGGACCCCGCTGACGGCACCGGTGGCGCCATCCTGCGCTGGTCCGTCGGCACGGCCGAGCTGTATCGGACGTGCCAGAGCCGCCACAAGCGCCTCGTCGAGGCCTGGCCCAAGGCCAAGTGATCAGCGGCGGCCCGGGCGGCGCTCAGCGGCCGCAGCGCACGGTGTGCACTTCTTGAACCCGTGGGCGCGGCGCTCGGCTGGCATCTTGGCACCGCACTCGACGCACTCCTTGGGCCCATAGCCCGCGTCGTCGGGCTTGTAGCTGACCACCTCGCGCGGACGGTTGATCATGGCCCAAATCTGGGCTTCGTGTTCTTGTGCTCTGTCTTCGAGGTTCATCGTTCGCTTATAACTTGTTCGCGTGCCAATCGACCTTGGCGCCGTCGAGAACCCAGCCGCGGCCGGCGCGCAGCAGCTGCACGGACCGGATCCACTGGCGCTGGTAGTTCTCGCTGTTGGGCCAGAGCGCTTTTGCCTTGGCCACGAGCTTGGCGTCGGGTTGATTGTCGCGTCGCGACGTCGGTTGTTGGCGCAGAGTTAGAACTGCCGACATTGGTATCTCCTGTGACCGGGGACATCCCCCGCGCATGCCGGGCTGGGCATGCACTGGGGTAGTCGGTCCTACTGATCGAGCTTTGGGCTCCGGACGAAAACGGGGCAGAGGCTGTCGTTTTTGAGGAACGTGCACCAGATCATCGAGCCATCGACGGCGTATTCAGCCGTCTCGATCACTCCCCGAACGGGGTATTGCAGGAAATTGTTGTCGCCACCTTGCAAGACGACTTCCTTGTTTACTCGTACTGACTGGGCCATTTCGCTCTCCTGTTCAACAATTTATGTGTGTAGTTTAATCAAAAAAGATCATTCGCGCACACATTGATCAAAAATACAACGCCCGGGACCTGCCCGGGCGCTGCGATCAGGCCACCAGCACGAGCGGCGGCTTGTCGAACAGGTTTGCCTTGAGCCACGCGTCCCACTTGTCCATGGCCTCGCGCATCTGGGCGAAGTAGTCGGCCCGGTCGTAGTTCTTCGACCCGGTGTCCTGCTTGGCGTGCTGCTGGATCAGGTCGCGGGTGAAGCGGTCGATACCAGCGTCGTGCGTGCGCGACTTCCAGGTGCGGCGCAGGTCGCGCGGCTGGAACGCGGGCACGGGGCACCCCTCGGACTCGCACCAGCGGCGCACGGCGTGCGACACGCTGATGGCCCCAAGGGTGGCCTGCGTGCTGCCGGTGCGCGCGACGAACAGCGGGCCGTCGCCGTGCTGGTCCTTGAGCGCCAGCAGGGTGGGGATGATGACCCGGGGTAGGGGGATGGTGTGGGGGCGCTTCTTGCCCTTGGTCTTCTCGGCCGGCATGCGCCACACGGCTGCCTCCAGGTCGACCTCGCTGCCGCACATGCGCAGGGTCTCCTGCACGCGCTGCCCGCAGGCGATCATGGTCTTGAGGCAGGCCTCCACGCCCTCGGTGAACCCGCCGTTGCCGTCGTGGCAGGCCTCCCAGACGACGCGCAGCTGCTTGGCATCGAGGTTGCGGTCGCGCACCTTGATGGCGCCGTGGTCCTTCGCTACGGCCGCGGCCGGGTTGGTCTTCACGCCCCAGTCCTGGCGGTTGGCCACGGTGTAGTCGTTGGCGGACTTGATGGCCCACTCGAACGTGGCGGCGAGGTAGCCGCGCGCCTTGTCGGCTGCGCCACGGTGCCCCTCGGCGAAGTATTTCGACACTAACCGCACCACCTCGTCGGGCGTGATGCTGCCAGGGGCCCGGTTGCGCCCGAGGGTGTCGGCCGCGTTGTACTTGGCCAGCAGCAGCACGCGCTCGACCTCGCCCGCGTTGGCGCGGCCGCGGGCCCGCATGGCGGCCACGCGCGCCTTGAACATGGCCTCCAGGGTGGGGCCGCTGGCGTCGACGCGCTCGGGGCGCCGCTCGGCTGCCGGGTCGCCCCCGCCCGCCACCTGCAGGAACAGCTCGCGGGCCAGGTCGCGGGCCTTGGCGGGCGGCGCGTCGCTGCAGCGGCAGATGGTGACCTTGCGCTGCACGCGCGCGGCGTCGCGGGTCCGGTACCGCATCACGTAGGTCATGCGCCCGCTGGGCTGGATCCGGACGCCGAAGCCCTGCAGCTCGGTGTCCCAGAGCCACTGGTCTTTGTCGGTGGGCTTGATCGCCTCGATGGCTTGCTTGGTGATCTTGGGCATTGTGGTTCCGTTGACACTGCGCCCCATGGGGCTGGTTGCCGCCCTGCGCCCGAGCGCCGTTTTCGGGCGCAGAATCGCGTGACGGGCAGTGAAATTTACGGTCCTGTGGTGGTGGAAGACATGGGGTTAGTGCGTTGATTATATGATCAAAAATGATCATGAGTGACAACGCGGGAAAACCCTGATTAAAGACTTCCAAGCTGATTACCCGGGTTCGATTCCCGGTACCCGCTCCACCGCACCCCGCAAATTCCCCTTACAGCGCAACAAGTTGCATGGCCATCACGCCCGGGTCAAGGCCTGGGCTGCGCCCGGGCTTTCGGGCCCCGGGCGCAGGTCGGGCTCAGGCTTTGGGCCCGGCCGAAGCCGCGAGTCGCTTCGTTCGCAGGAGGTTTGCGACGCCCTGGCGGTCGATTTCGAGGGCTCCGTGGGCCACGGCCAGCGATCTTTTGCTCAAAGCAATGTCGTAGTGGCTCTGGTAGGTGCCGGCTTTTTGGTGCCAGCGCCGCGCCACGCCGATTCGGTCGGCCATGGCGTGGAGCTCGTCGTCGGAGTCGGCCAGCATGTGGCACATGATCATGCGCCCGAAGGGGGCCCGCATGTCATCGACGTAGACTGCCATGCTCAGCCACCATCTGGTGGCGTCGGCTGGTGTCGCGCTGGCCAGGCCTCGACGCGGTGCCCTGCGTTGCCCGTGGCCAGCGGCTGCAGCGGCACGCGATCGATGCGCAGGCTGACGCCCATCTTCTCGGCCGTGGCCACCAGGCTCGATGCCAGCTCGTGGATGTACTTGGCGCTGGCCTCGGGCGAGTCCATGGCGGCCATCATCTCGTGGGGGCGAACAAGGATGTTGGCCACGATCACGCCCCCGTGCTGCCGAGACCGCCCGTGCCGCGCGACGAGTCGCTCAGCTCGTCGACCGGGACCAGCTCCACCGCCGGGCGCTGGATGATCATGGCCTGGGCGATGCGATCGCCGTGGGCCACCTTGAAGCGGGCGCGGCCATCGTTGCGGATGGCTACCTGCACCTCGCCGCGGTAGCCGGCGTCGATCACGCCCACGCAGTTCGATAGGCGCACCTCGTTCTTGAAGCCGTGGCCCGAGCGGCTGAAAATCAGCATCACATGGCCCATGGGCACCTCGAAGGACAGGCCGGTGGGGATGTGCACCGACGTGCCCGGCCGGATCTCTGCGGGCTTCTCCAGGTCGCCCATGGCGTAGATGTCGAAGCACGCATCGCCGTTGTGGGCGTAGGTGGGCTTGATCGCCTGGGGTGACAGTTGTTTGACGCGGACTTGCATGGTTCTCCTTTGTGGCGCTCAGATCGAGCTGGGGTTGAAAATCAGGTGGAAGGCGAAGCGCAGGCGCACCAGCAGCGGTGCGTCCTGGATCCGTGGCGGCGGCGCGCCATCCTTCGGCAGCGGGCACCAGGCCACGAACGCAAAGCCATAGAGGCCCTGCCAGTGGCCGATCGTGCACGTGCGGCCGATGGTGAGCAGCAGCACCTTGGCGCCCGGGTGGGGGCACTTCTCGTAGCGCCAATACAGCTCGCCAGGGGGTGCAGCGACGTAGGGTAGTCGGGTCATTTTTTCAGGTCGTAAAGTTTGCGGGCGTCGGCCAGGAGCCGGTCGGCGGCTTCAAGGCTGCGGGATGCCATCAGGGGGCGCTGCCCTGGCGCCCAGCGCTTGCGGTAATCCTCGGACAGGGTCGGCTGCCCGGTGTCCGGATGCGGGTCGAACAGCTGCGCGCGGTCCTCGACGCCGTAGAGGTACAGGTGCTTCGCGCTGCGCGTGGGCTTGGCCTCCAAGAACCAGCGCAGCTCGCACTCGTATCTGTATTCTTCGCTGTAGCTGGACACCTCTCGCCCATCCGTGAGCGTGATGAGCTTTTCGTTAGGCCGACTACCCAACATAGCGGTTGCCCTTCGATCGGTTCTCAAATTGCGTCAAGACTTGGAGATTCCATGGGACATGGAGGCCGCACACACCGACGCCCTTGAGAGGGATGATGTGGTCGACTTCATGCGGCTCGCCGTGCTTGGACCGCTCGCGAGCAAGAGCGTAGATCGCATCGATGGCCTTGAAGTCTTGTGGGGTCAGGCATGCCGGCGTGTACTTGCCCAGTTTTCTGTCGATTTTGCCGCGATTTGCACGCATGTAGGCGCTCTTTCGAGCCCTCGTCGCAGGACGGTTTTCGTCCTCGCGTGCCCGCTTCTGTGCGCAAATGGAGTCGCGGTTTTCAGCGTGGTACCGGACCCACCGATCCCTCAGCTTCTCGGGGTTGGCGCGCTGCCAGCTCAACGCACGCGCACGGTTGCACTCGACGCACTGCCCGCCCTTGGTGAAGCGGTCGGCTATATGGCCGTTGGGGCAAGGAACGCCGGTGAAGTATCGGTTTTGCCCCGCTGCTGCTGCGGCGGCGCGAATTCCTCGTGTGGCCTTCATTGCAGCACCACCGTGACCTGCTCAGCCGCGCGCGTGACGGCTGTATAGAGATGGTTCCCAGCGTTCTCCCGGAACACCGAACTCTCGTCGAACACAAGCACCCTGTCCCAGGCCGAGCCCTGGCTCTTGTGCACCGTCAGCACGTAGCCGAACGTGAACTCGTCGGCGCGCTTGCGCTCGCGCCAGTCCAACTCCTCCTTCTCGGTGCCGCGGAAATATGGGAACGGCGTCAGCACGTCGACGGGGATGATGGTCTCTGGATCATCGAGCGAGCCCACCTGCATGGCGAACGCCTGGCCCTGCACGCCGATCTTGTTGATGTTCCAGAGCCCACCGTTGAGCAGGCCCTTGGTGCGGTTGTTCTTGAGGCAAACCAGCCGATCGCCCACCATTGGGATCCACGGCTGCTGCTCGTCGGCGATGCCCTTGATCTGCCGCACGCGGCGGTTGAACGTCTGGCGGGTGTTGTTGCGGCCGCACAGCATCTGGTCCGCCTCCAGCACCATGGCGCGCAGCTCCTCCTTGCTGACCTGGTCCCGCTGCACGACGACGCTGTCGCCGTAGCGGCCCGCGGCCAGCTTGCGGCCCTCCCGGATGTCCATGGACATGCGGATGATCGGGTTGTCGGCCGCCTGGCGGTGGATCTCGGTGAGCATGATGTCTGGCTGCTGGGCGGTGAAGAACCCCTCGCCGCTGATCGGCGGCAGCTGGAACGGGTCGCCCAGCACCAGCACCTTGGTGCCGAAGCTCAGCAGGTCCTCGCCGATGTCCGGCCCCACCATAGAGACCTCGTCGACCACCACCAGGGCAGCGCCGTGCACCGGGCTGTCGCGGTTGATCTTGAACTCGGTGTGACCGGTGAGCTCGTCCTCCTCCGGCTTGTAGATCATGCTGTGGATGGTGCTCGCGCCCGCACAGCCCTTCTTGCGCAGCACCAGACTGGCTTTGCCAGTGAACGTCATGAACAGGACGTCGCCCTCGATACCAGAGGCGATTTCCTTCGCCATGGTGGTTTTGCCAGTGCCCGCGAAGCCGAACACCCGCATGACCTGCGGGCCGCCGCGCTGCTGGGCCCAGCGCTTGATTTTGAGGAGTGCAGCTGCTTGCTGTGGTGACCATTCCATACGTTCTTTCGATGTGGTCACGACACCGATGCGGCCATGCGCTGGGCCGCGCGTCGGATGCGAGCATTCGCCCAGCGGCGCACTGCGTAGCTGCGGCCCACACTAGCCACCGTAAAAATGACGGTGATCCAAAAATTCTGGGCGAAAGTGAAACTGGCTCCGAACAGCGGATAGACCAGCATCGCCAGCGCAATGCTGACCACGAAACCAATGCCAGTGTTGATGCAGGACTCGATCAAAGAGCCCAGGCGGGTCTGTTCCAAAATAATCCCCTTGAATCGAAACGGCGGGCCCGGCCCGCCGCCTCATTACTTCCGGTACTCGCTGGTGTGCTCGACCGTTCTCTTGTTTTCCCACTGCACGAGCTCATTGAGGTCGTACAGGATGCGGCCGCCGATCCTGGTGAACTTCGGGCCGCTGCCGGCCCACCTCCAGTTGGCCAGCGTGCGGACCGAAACTCGACCGCTGTAGCGGTCGGAAACCTCGGCTGGTGTGAGGTACTTGCGGGTCAGCGACCCCTCCTATGGCTAGAACACGTCGTCGGAATCGCCAGCGGGAGCCGCGGCGGGGGGCGCTGCAGGAGCGTCCGCGGCTGGTGCTGGTGCAGGTTCTTTTGCGGCCGGTTGCTGCTCCGGTTCCGCTTGCTGCTGGGCAGGTTTCTGAGCGGATTCGGCTGCCTGCTCTTTCACCGCATTGCCTTCTGCTTGTGCAGATTTGCTGGCGGCGGCCGCGCGCGTGCGGGCTGCCGGCGCAGGTGCTGCAGGTGCTGGCGTTGCGGCCTTGGCCTGCGCCTGTGCGGCGATCGCAGCCGCCGCGCTGGCGTTGGCGTCGCTGGCGGCGGCGTCACCGAGCGGGAAATACTCGCTGGGCTTGGCTCCGTCCCGGAGGGCGTTGAAGATGCCCATCAGGTCGGCCAGCTCGTCTACCGTGGTGTGGTCGACGCTGTGCTCCAGGTAGGCGGTCAGGTGCGCCACGGTCACGCCGTACTTGCTGAATGCGGCCACCATGGCGGCAATGCGCTCGCTCAGCGGCTTTTCACCGCCGCCGGCGATCGTGAGCTTGCAGCGGGCAACGCCGGCGGCCACCAGCGCCTTGGGCATCAGGGCCAGGATGCGGCTGCGCACCTGCTTGCTGGCGATGTTGGCGATGCGGTTGTCGATGTCACCCTGGTTGCGCAGCTTGCGCGGGCCGTCCGTAGTGTCCAGCACGTGCTCGACGGTGATCTGGCGGCGCGAGAAGTTGTTGCGCTGCATGTCCCATGCGTAGACCTCGACCTCGCTCTTGCCCTCGCTGCGCGACAGCTCGCGGTGGCCATAGTCCATGTGGCCGTAGCAGCGCGCGATCTCCTCGGCGAAGCGGATGCTCGGGCCGTTGCCGCGGTTCTTCACGGCATAGAAGGCCGTCGCCGCGAACTCGGGATCCGCGCAGGCCTCCATGAACTCCTGGCGGGCCTCCACCATGGAGCGGGGGAAGCGGCGCGCGATGATCAGCTTGCCCTGCGCCTCGGCGATCGCGCGCTCCTGCTCGATCGCCACGGAGCCGGCGTTGAGGCCGGTACCGGCCGCCATCATGCGGCCGAACGGATGTTGCTGCTCTTGGACAGCTGGAAGGTTTTCACTCATTTTCGATCTTTCAGGGTGGTGGGATCAGTGCTTCGGCGCGGCGGGCGCGCCGCCGGTGAGGTGGTTGGCGGTGAACTCGATGGCCTGGATGAAGGAGCCGACCACGGGATCCGGGCCCAGGAACACCGCAATGGCTCCGAAGGCCTTTCTGTCGGCCCCGTGCATCACTGCGACGTTGGCGATCTGACCGGATGCACCCATGGCGGTCATCACGGCCTCGACGGGCTGGCGCATGACCTGCTCGCCGTCCAGCTCGCCCACCAGGGCGGCGTGGTCGTGGTGGGTCCATTCGGCGCTGTTCACAAAGTCCTGCTCGGGCGGCGTGAACCGCACCAGGCGCGCCGTGGGCAAGTAATCCGACGGGTTCATGTTGTTTTTGGCCCAGTCGCTGACCTCGTAGCCGTCGTCGAACAGCTCGCGCGTATCGGCCAGGGCCTCCTCAATATTCGCGAACTCGTCCTTGTGCAGTTCGAGCATGGCCTTCGCCCGGTTCTGCGCTATGACTTCTGTAGCAACCTCGTAAACGTGGCCGGTGGTCAGAGCGATTTGGATAAAAGGTTTCATGGTAGTTCCGGTGATGGGTGGTTGATTGTATTTGAGTAAATCAGGGCGACCCGATTGATTTTGACTATTCGTTTCCGGTTTCGATTTGGAATTCTTCGTCGGTGACGCGGGTCACAAACATCTGCAGGCCCGACTCCAGCGCGCCGCGGCGGAATTCCTCCATGGACTCGGCGTCCAGGCACTCGATGCGGTCCACGCACACGATGCCGAGGTCTGCGGCGCGCAGCTTGGCCACCTCCACCGCGATTCCGACCTGCTGAGCGGTGTTGAGGCGGTCGAACTGCACGCCGTCGCGGTAAATCTCGCCGTCGATCACCTCCACGCCCGGGATGGGCAGTCCTGCGAGCAGCTCGGCCTTGTAGGCTTCGATGTCGGCCAGGGCCTTGCTCTGGCGCTCAGCCTCGGCCGTCAGCGACGCCAGCTCGGTGCTGAGCGCGGCGATCGTGTCCAGCGTCTGGTTGCGGCGGCCGGCGGCCTCGCGGTCGTTGCGGATGACCTGCAGCTGCGTGTTGATCGGGGTCACGGCCGCCGTGTGCGTCGCGTGCGCCTTCTCGCGCGCTGCAGCGGCCTTGCCTGCCTGCTCGGCCAGCTCGGCATTGATGGCGTCGACCTTTGCCTGGCCTGCGGCCTTCGCCTCGTCGATCAGGCGCTGCGTCTCTGCGCGCACGGCGTCGATGTCGGCCTGTGCCTTCGTCTTGAGCCCGTCCAGCTTGGCGGTGATCTTGCCCAGAGTGGTGTCTCGGGCCTCCGTGGCGGCCAGCAGCTGCTGCTCCAGTTCGCCCTCGTCGCCGGCCACGCCCTCGGGCAGCGGCGGTACTGCGGCCTCAAGCTGGCTGATCGTGGCCGTCTTCTCCTTCACGGCGCGGTTCGTGCCGGTGCGGGCGTCGTACACCTGCGTGTGCACCTGCTGGATGACGTGCAGGGCATGCACGCCTGGCTGGGGCTTCACCTCGACGCCGGCCAGCTCGGACAGGTGCTGGGCGTCGACCTCGATCGGCATGGACTCCAGCAGCACGCGCACGCGGTCCTTCTTCGGCGCGCGCAGGAAGTCGATGGGGTTCACCGACAGCATGTCGGTCAGCGCCTTGATGGCCTCGGCCGGGCGGGCGGTCTTCTTGCCGTCACGTCGCACGCTGGTGGTGCTGCCGCTGGCGGTCACGCGCTTGCTCAGCTCGGTGCCGTCATCCAGCACCAGCACGGTCTCGCCCACCTCGGCGCCCTTGCGCAGCAGGGTGGCGTCGTGGCCCGTTTCGAGCACCGACTTGATGGCCTCCAGCACCGAGGTCTTGCCGGCGCCATTGGGCCCGCTGATCTCGGTGAAGCCCTCGGGGCTCAGTTCGAGCTCGGCGATGCCAAGGATGTTCTTGATGGAGATGTGGGTGATTTGCATGGTGGTTACGGGCGTTGAAGTGGTTGGTATTCGGTCACGTTGCTGGGCTCGCTGCGCCAGACCGTCCATGCGACATCCATGGTCGGGCTTCCGCCTTTTGAGCCGAAGTGAAAATCTGGGCGCCACGTGAGGGGGAGCACGCAGGATGGGCGGTGGCTCTCAAAAAGCTCCCGCCGGCGTGCGCTGTGCCAGTATTGGCTCTTGAGCAGCATGGCGAAGTTCTTTTTGTGCTGAATGCAGCGTTCAATGAACTGCTCGGCCAGCCGGAATGGCGGATTGGTGATGATCCATTCGCAATCTGCCGGCGGGTCTGCCGACAGAAAGTCCACGCCGCCGATGCCGTAACCCTGGTGGTGGAGCTCGCTGGCCACAACGTGGGCGCCGCACTGCTGCAGCGCGCGGGCCATGTGCCCAGCACCGCAGGCGGGCTCCCAGACCGTCACACCTTTGAGTTGCAGGCGGTTGGCCAGGGCCAGGGTGACATTCTCCGGCGTGGGGTAGTAGTCGGTCGCGTTCCGATCGATGGCGCTCGCGTTGGCGATCACCGCGCCGGTGAGTTGGGTTTCTTGAGTCATTGGTTAGCGGCCGATGGCCTGTTTGATGAGTTGATAGGTCTTGGGTGCGCTGCTGCCGCGCCTTGGGTTGCGCCAGTCCGGGCACTCGGCATCCATGGTGGCGCAGATGTCATCCCACGCCTCGACCAGGCCGGCCCACGCGGGCGACACCTTGGCCATGCTCGGCAGCAGCGGCTGCAGCTCGGGCACCCACTCCAGCAGCAGGCGGCACCGGCGCAGGTCATCCGGGTCGTAGGGGTGAGCGGTTCGGGCGTCGCGCGACGGGCTTTCCCGGGTGCACTTCTCGCCCGTCAGGCGCTCGAACATCGCCTCGCTGCTCATGCCCCGCTCGCCTTTGGCCAGCCAGGCGATAGCGGCCTCTGACAGCCTGGGCTGCTGCTGGCGGATGGTCCGCTCGTAGGACGGCGTCGCCGCGGCGCGCAGGGCCCGCAGATCGTCGGCCAGTCCGATCGCGAAGGTGACGCCCAGCACGGTGGCTGCGTCGGCGTCCATGACGGCGTTTTTTGGCGCGAGCTGGCACAGAGCGCCCATGGCCCCGAGCGGCACGGCGCCGGTGATCAGCACGCAGCTGCCGCGGTGCTCAATGGTGTAGGCGATGCGCTCGTGGCCGCCGATGAAGTTTGAAGTTGACATGGTCAATCCGAGATGAGTGCCAGCGCGACGCGGCGCGCGGCGTAGATGATCGGGATCCAGAGCAGCAGGGAGACGATGCTCGCCCAGATGAACGGGTGCAGCCTCATGGGCGCCACCAGGACGGCAGCTGCAGCGGCAGAGCTTCCATGCCCCAGTCGGGCCAGTGGTTGGCGCGCTTGGCCTCCACCAGGCGCATGAAGTCGCGGCGGCCGGCCACGCGGGCGCGCTGCACGTCGACCGGGTCCGTGAAGTAGATGCCCACGGCGTAGGGCGGGGTCTTCTCAACCGCCAGGAACACCCAGTGCGGCGGATGCTCGCCCACGGCCGCGTCCAGCACATCGTGGTACCACGCGGTCTGCAGCGGGTAGCGGTAGTTGGCCGCCGACTTGCCAAAGCCCTCGGGGCTGGCGTCCTCGGTGGTCTTCACGTCGATGATCATCGCCCCGCTGTCTGGCAGCCAGTCGATCCGGCACTTGATCAGCTCGCCGGTCTCCTCGTCGATCGCGTAGAACGACTGCTCCGACTTCCCGTTTTGCAGCAGGCCTGACGCCACGGGGTGCCGGTGCACGGCGTCGCGCACGGCCAGCGCCGTCTGCATCTGCTCGTCGGTGAGGATGGTTTTGCCGGCGTTCTCGGCCAGGAAAGCAGCGTACTCGGCCTTGCCCGCGTTGCTGCGGCGCTCGATCCCGGGGTTGCCCACAAACTGCGTGAGGAACAGGTCCGGCTCCAGGATGGCCGAGTGGATGCCGCTGCCCAGCACCTTGGCGGGTGTGGGCTCCTCGGGCTCGCGGTTCGGGTTCAGGTATTTGTGCCAGTAGTGGCGCAGGCTGCCGGTGGCGATCTGGTCCAGGTGGCTTTTCGAGATCCCGGGGCCCGAGTGGTACTGCTCGTTCGTGCAGTCGACCAGCCCGAGCGGGTGCGGCGCGAGCACGCCGTCCTCGTCGGGTATCAAGTATTGCGGGGCTTGTGGCATGTAACTCCTTGTGGGTTGAAATGTGCTGATGGGCTGAATTCTGATTCAAAAATGATCAAGCCGCAAGTAACCGCACCCGGCTTGTCTAGTTTTTAATGAGTAAGTCACAAGATGCTCCGCGGACATCACTCGTGATCACAAAAGATCATCCCAAAACTTTGGCGGCATTGCTCGAATACGGTACACTCCGACGAACTACCGTTATTTGATCAAAGGCTACCCATGTCCACCCAGGAGAGTTTTGAAGCGCTGTTCAAGCGCCGCCTTGAGAAGATTGAGGCCGACGCGAAAGCAATCGGGCTGAATTTCACCAGCATCTGCAAGGAAGCCGGGTTCAGCCGGGCCACGCCCGACCGCTGGAAGCGAAGCGTGCCCAAGACGGTGCAGATGGTCACAAAGATGGAAGAAATCGTCGACCGCCACCGTGCCGGCGCTGCTGCTGTCGCAAAGTAACAACAATCTTTTTTAGGGCGCGGACGGCTTGTTGATGCCGCGTTTTACATGACGAAAACGATCGATCGATTCATGGCCAAGGTGGCGATGATCCCCATCGCCGGGTGCTGGATTTGGACCGCAGCACATCAGCCGACCACCGGGTACGGGCGCTTTGGCATTACGAGCGGAGAGGTTGAATACGCGCACCGCGCAGCGTGGCGATTACTTGTAGGCCCAATCCCTGCGGGGCTGCATGTGTGCCATCACTGTGACGTGCGCCTGTGCGTCAATCCTGAGCACCTGTTTGTTGGCACGCGTGCCGAGAACATGCAGGACGCATCCCGGAAAGGTCGCGTCGTGCTCCCCGAGGCAACCTGGTGCAGCAGCGAGCTTCACCAAGTCGCGAAGCTGACAGACGCGCAGGTCCTTGAGATACGGGCTTGCAGCACCTCCAGCGCCGTCTTGGCCAAAGACCTTGGTGTTACACCCTCTACAGTCTGGGCTGCGCGCACACGGCGGACCTTCAAGGACGTCGCATGAGCAGCAATATTTCCCTCAGAGATTATCAGCAGACCGCCGTTGGCGAGATCCGCCTGGAGTTCCGCCAGGGCAACACGCCCGTTCTGTTTGTGCTGCCCACCGGCGGCGGCAAAACCTTCACGTTCAGCTACATCGCCAGCAGCGCGGCCGACAAAGGCCGATCGGTCTGCATCATCGTGCACCGCAAGGAGCTGCTGCTGCAGGCCTCGGCGTCGCTCACGGCGCTCGGCATCCAGCACGGGCTGATCAGCCCCGACTTCACGCCCAATCCGCACGCCCTGGTGCAGGTGGCCAGCGTCGACACCCTGCTGCAGCGCCTGAAAAAGAAGGCCTACAAGTTCGGCCTGCTGATCTTCGACGAGGCCCACCACGTGGTGGCCGGCAACAAGTGGGGTCGCGTCTACGAGCAGCTGGGCAAGCCCCACATGCTCGGCGTGACCGCCACGCCGGTGCGCACCGACGGCAAGGGCCTGGGCGAGCATGCCGGCGGCGTCTTCAAGTCCATGGTGCTGGGCCCCAGCGTGGTGGAGCTGATCCGCCGCGGCATGCTGATCAACCCGCAGGTCTACGCCAGCCCGATCGTGCCCGAGATCGACGACCTCAAGACCAACAAGGACGGCGAATACAACCTCCAGGACCTGGCCGCCCGGGTGGACAAGCCGCGCATCACCGGCAGCGCCGTCGAGCACTACACCAAGATTTGCCCCGGGGCCCGGGCCATCGTGTTCTGCAGCGGCATCGACCACGCGCGCCACGTGGCCGACCAGTTCAACGAGGCTGGCTACCGGTTCGAGCTGCTGGTGGGCGCGCCGCACATGAGCGACGCCGAGCGCACCGCGGTGAACAAGAAGCTGCGCCGCGGCGAGATCCACGGGGCCTGCACGGTCGACCTGGTCAGCGAGGGCTATGACCTGCCGGACCTGGAGTGCTGCATCATGCTGCGCCCCACGGCCAGCGAGGCGCTGTTCCTGCAGCAGGTGGGTCGCGTGATGCGGCCGAGCCCGGGCAAGACCGTGTGCTACCTGCTGGACCACGTGGCCAACGTCGGCTCACTGCTGGATGGCGACTTCCGACCCAAGCACGGCCTGCCCAATCAGGAGCGCAGCTGGTCCCTCGACGGACGCAAGAAGAAGAAAAAAAAGGCCAAGGACGAGGCCGAGGACCTGCCGCCGATCGACATCAAGCAGTGCCCTGAGTGCTTCACCACCCACGAGGCCGCGCCGACGTGCCCCACCTGCGGCTTCGAGTACCCGGTGAAGACCCGCCAGCTCACGCAGGTGGACGGCGAGCTGCAGCAGATCACGCCCGAGATGCAGGAGAAGATGCGGATCCAGGAGGCCGCGCGCCAGCGCAGCGCTCAGGCTGCGGCGAAGTCCGTCGAGGACATGGTCCAGCAGCTGGGCTACGCGCCCAAGCGGGCCGAGGCGATCGTGAGGGCGCGCGAGGAGAAGGCCGCACTGCGCACCTCCCTGATCTTCGACATGCAGGCCTGGGCCAAAAAGACTGGGCAGACGCCCTGGGACACCTTCGGCATCTACCTGTCGGACCTCAAAGCCTACAAGCCCAAGGCGCTCAAGGAGCTGCGCGATCGGTTCGACCGCCACGTGGCCCAGCACAAGACCGGCATTGTCGACCGCCCCGGCGACGATCAGGGCTTCGGCGATTTCATGCGCGCCGCCGTCGCGCGACCAGATTCCAACCAACAGGGCCAAGAGCCCGCATTTTGAAAGTGAACCATGGCTGACATGAACCAATGCAATTTCACGGGGCGCCTGGGCCGAGACCCCGAGCAGCGGACGTTCCCGAATGGCGACGTGGTCGCGAACTTCTCGATCGCCGTGGGCAAGAAGTGGCGGGACAAGGGCAGCGGCGAGATGCGCGAGCAAACCACCTGGGTGCGCTGCGCCGCCTTCGGCAAAACGGCCGAGCTGGTGATGCAGTACGCCAAGAAGGGCACGCAGATCCGCGTGACCGGCGAGTACAGCGAGCGCAAGTGGACCGACCAGTCCGGCGCCGAGAAATCGATGGTCGAGATCCGTGTGGCGGACTTCCAGCTGCTGGGCGGCCGGCCCGATGGCGCTGCAGCCCCCGCGGCCGCGCCCGCAGCGCGCGCGCCTGCGCCAGCCCGTGCACCTGCGCCTGCGCCTGCGCCTGCGCAAGGTTCCATCGACGACGACATCCCATTTTGATCGAAAATGAGTATGCGCAAGCACTCCCATTACTTCCGCTGGGTCGGCCACCTTCGCGAGCTCGACATCTACCGCGTCCTGGACCTGTTCGGCGTCACCGACCATGCCATTGGTCACGCCATCAAGAAGTTGATGCTTCCCGGCATGCGCGGCGGCGGCAAGCCGACCCGCAAGGACATCGAGGAGGCGATCGACACCCTGCAGCGCAAGCTGGAGATGATGGACGAGGACGCGGCCGCGGTCGATCAGGCCAAGGCTGAGCAGCCCTGGCTGGATTGGGGCCCTGGGTATGAACACCCCATAACGGATGTCCTCGTGGATGTTCGCCAGCGCAACGGCATCGAAGTGCACGGGCTGATGGCTAACCGAGTCAGATGGGTACATTTTGGTCTGCCGACCGACATCGTCGCCTACAGGGTCAACCATGGCGGCTGAGGGCTCAGTCCAGCGCCTGGTATGGGTGGCGGTGGCGGCCACCACCATCCTGTTCCGGGTCAACACCGGCCGCGCCTGGCTGTCTGGCATGGGCCCCGCAGGCGTGCGCAAGCTCGACGCCGGCGCCGTGCTCCTGCAGGCCGCGCGCCCGATCGCGCTGGGCTTCGCCCGGCCCAACGGCGAGCCCGTGGTGGGCACGCCCGACCTGATCGGCTGGACCAGCATGCTGATCACGCCCGACATGGTGGGCGGCCGCGTCGCCGTCTACACGGCGATCGAGACCAAGCGCACCACGGGCGGCCGCACCAGCGAAGACCAGAAGAAGTTCATCGCGCAGGTGTTGAAGGCCGGCGGCATTGCTGGCGTGGCCAACAGCCCCGAGGCGGCAAAGGAAATAGTCGCAAGCTATCGACCGCCGCGCGCCGGTTGATGGCGAGCATGCCTGTAGGAATCGACTGACGGCATAATCACCAGACTTCACACCTTCGCACGCGAGTCCTTCCCGGGACTCGCGCGTGACATGACAGTTTTAGGGCTAGGCCCGGGTTAGCTCCCCGGGCTGAAAAGCGTCTCCTGCTGACGCCGCCCGCCTTTTTCAGCAGCCATGAAGCAGGAATGGAATGAGCACAACAACTACGCATGCGACACGGGGGAACTATGTCGCATGAAGCGGACATCATCGATCAGTTCCGCAAGGCGATGGCAGAGCAGGGCATCGTCGTCACCGGCGAGATCATTGCTGACGGCAAGTTCCACCGGATCCACGTCGACGGCGACAAGAAGCAGGTCCGAAACGGCTTCTACATCCTGCACCTCGATGGTAAGCCGGCCGGCGCCTTCGGCTGTAACAAGCGGTACGGCAACGACGCCAAATTCACCTGGACGGCCAAGAACACAAAGCCCCTCACGCTGGACGAGCGCAAGGCGTTCAAGGCGCGCATGGAGCGCCAGCGCATCGAGCGCGAGGCCGAGCAGCGCCGCCTGAACGACGCTGCAGTTTCTCACGCAAATTTCATGTGGGAACAGGCCCGGCCGTGCGAAGGCCAGGACCACCCGTATCTGCAGCGCAAAGGCGTGAAGTCGCACGGCCTGCGGGTGGGCGCGTGGGAGATCATCGACCGGGAGAATGGCGAGTTCGTCACCATCTCCGAGCAGGCGCTGCTGATCCCCATCCGCGACGTGAAGAAGAACGTGCGCAGCATGCAGGCCATTTTCACCGGCAAGCTGTTCGGCGGCACGCGCGACAAGGACTACCTCAAGGACGGCCTCAAGGAGGGGCACTTCTACAGCATCGGCAAGCCCCGCGAGATCGAGTTCGAGGGCCGCCAGCGCATGCTGATCATGATCGGCGAGGGCTATGCGACCGTGGCCACCGCGCACGAGGTCATGGACCATGCCGGCATCGTGGCGTTCGACGCGCCCAACATCCTGCCGGTGGCCAAGGCCCTGCGCGCCAGGTTCCCTGACGCCCTGTTCCTGTTCCTGGCCGACAACGACCAGTGGACCGAGAAGCCGGTGCAAAACCCCGGGCTGACCCGCGCGCGCGAGGCCGCGAAGGCGGTGGGCGGCGTCGTGGCCCTGCCGCCGTTCGCCCCCGATGCCGAGGGCCGGCCCACGGACTTCAATGACCTGCTGGCTAGAAGCGGCGCCGACGCCGTGCGCGCCGCGGTCGAGGCCGCGCTGCACCCTGCGCCGCCGCCCTCGGGGCCGCTGCCCTGGGAAGATGGGCCACCCGACGACGAGGACCTGGCCGCCCCGCTACCGCCACCGGTGGATGACGGCCCCGACGAGCTCGGGCCGGCGGCCAACGGCCATTTCCGGATCCTGGGCTACAACCGGAACACCTACTACATCCTGCAGCACGGCAAGAGCCAGATCGCCGAGATCAGCAAGGGCGACATGGGCGAGGTGGGCTTGATCGAGCTCGCGCCCCTGAACTGGTGGGAGCACAACTTCCCGGGCGAGGGCCGCGCCAAGATAGACACCAAGGCCGCGGCCGAGTTCATCATCCGCACGGCCGAGAAGCGGGGAATCTTCGACACCGAGAAGGTGCGCGGACGCGGCGCGTGGCTCGACGAGGGCCGGGTGGTCTACCACCACGGCAGCCACCTGTCCGTGGCAGGCGAGCGCTTCGCCGTCACGCGCATCGAGTCCGACTTCGTCTACGAGATGGCGAAGTCGATGCAGCTGCCGGCCGACACCATGCTGACCAACGAGGAGGGCCAGCGCCTCATAGATGTCATGAAGATGTTCCGCTGGAGCATCGACGGCAGCGCGCTGCTGTTCGCCGGCTGGATCGCCCTGGCGCCGGTGTGCGGGGCCATACCCTGGCGGCCGCACATCTGGATGACCGGCGGGGCCGGCTCGGGCAAATCCAGCCTGGCGAAGTTCGGGCACAGCCTGCTCAAGGGCACCGACGTGTTCGCGCAGGGCAACAGCTCCGAGGCCGGGATCCGGCAGCGCCTGCGGGCCGACGCCCGGCCGGTCATCATGGATGAGTCGGAATCGAACGAGGAAGGCGACGCCAAGCGCGTGCAGTCCATCCTGGGCCTGATCCGGCAGGCGTCCACCGAAAGCGACGCCGAGACCCTTAAGGGCACCACCGACGGCTCCGGGATGACCTATCACATCCGCAGCATGTTCTGCCTGGCATCCATCCAGGTGGCGCTCAAGCACAAGGCCGACATCGACCGCCTGACCGTGCTCACGCTCAAGTCCGGGCGGGCCGCCGACCCCGGGGCGAGCAGCGACTGGGCCAAGATGAAGGAGGCCATGTACCAGCTGACCGGTCGCGAGGATTCGACCGTGCGCGCGCGGCTGCTGCGCCGCTGCATTGACCTGCTGCCGATCACGCTCAAGAACATCGAGGTGTTCTCAGCCGTGGGCGCCGAGGTGTTCGGCAGCCAGCGCGACGGCGACCAGTACGGCGCCCTGCTGGCGGGGGCCTGGTCCCTGGTGTCGACGGGCGTGGCCACGCGCGAGCAGGCCCGCAAAATGTTTGACAGCTACAACTGGCAGGAGCTGCGCGACGACCACGACGCCGACGAGTCGCACGGCGCGCTGTCGGCGCTCATGGAGGCCCATGTGCGCGTGAAGGGCGGCATTGAGCTGACGGTGTACGAGCTGGTGCGTGCGGCCAGCGGCCAGGAGACCGGCCTCGCCGAGATCAACGAGATCACGGCCGACGCCATCCTGCAGCGCTACGGCATGAAGGTGAAAGACGAGTGGCTGGTGCTGTCCAACAAGTCCACCGAGCTGCGCCGGCTCATGTCCGGCACCACCTACGAGGCCGACTACCGCGGCGTGCTGCTGCGCGTGGAGGGCGCGGACAAGAACACCAACAAGCCCGAGCGCTTCAACGGCGTGCAGAACAAGTGCATCCGGATCCCGCTGTCGGCGATCGACATCGCGCGGCGTCAGAAGCAGGACGAGCCGGCGTTCTGAGATGGGCCCTTCGGGGCCTTTTTTGTTGGCTGCAGCACCGGTCGCTCCCCCCCACGGTAGAATCATTCTCCAGCGCTTAACAGGCAAGCGTCGGCAGCTATCAATTGCGCAGCAAAATGCCTGTTTACCCCCCACGCGAGCACCACGAGCAGCAGGCGCAAAAAAGCCCGCGCGAGGCGGGCTTGTCGGGGGCGGCGTGCGCTCAGTTCGAGATGCGCTGGAAGTCTCTGCCTGGCACCACCTCGGGCAGGTCGCGCCGGTTGGCGACCTTGTACCAGTCGATGTGAACGTCGCCGCCGGAGATTGTGAAGCACCCGTATGAGTAGCCGTATTCCGGAGAGTAGGCCACGTGGATGACCGTCTTCGTCCAGCTGCGGCCCGGGGCCTTGCAGGGCATGTCGGTCAGCGTCACCGTCTCGGTGGGGTACCGGGCGATGTGCGTAAGGTTGTCGGCATGGGCAGCGCCAGAGGCCAGCAGGGCGGCGAGGAGTAGGGCGGCTTTGTTCATGGCTCGATTCTGAATCAATGGTCAAAAAAGATCAATCTTCCGCCGGTGGTGTGGTTACTGGCGGCTGTACCGGCTCGGGCAGCTGCCGTGCTCGCTCGGCCCACTGCTGCTCACGGTACTGGCGCGCCAGGGCGTCCTGCTGCGCGTAGAAGTCGGGCGTGTCGTCGTAGATCATGCGGCCGCCTTCGCGCGGTCGGCGCGCCTGCGCTGGTTGCGCAGGTGGGTAACCAGCTCCAGGTGCGCCGGGTTGCAGCACAGCCGCTGATTGCACAGGTGGTCCACCTGGCGGTTGCCGGGCACGTAGCCGTAGTAGTGGGTGTAGGCCACGATGTGGGTGGCCACGGTCTGGCCGTTCAGGCTCATGCGGCCGTAGTTGCCGCCGCGGCCGGTGCCGGATGTGGGCCCGGTCCAGAGGTGGCAGGGCGAGGGGTTGCCGTCCAGGATGAAGCCCATGTCGACGATTTTGCAGCGGGCTTCGAGGCGCTCGATGATGACCTGGCGGCGGTCGCTGTTGAGCGCTGGTGTGGGTTTGGTTCGTGTTGCCATGGTGGTGGGCGCCCCGGGCAGGGCGGTCGTTAGAACGGGATGGTGATGCCGCAGACCGTGCAGCGGCTGCCTTATTAGGGCTCGATGTCGACCCAGTTGCACTTTTCCTCGCTGCGGGTCCCGCAGATGTTGGTCGAGGTGATGCGGCTGGCCGGCTGCTGCTGGCCCTGCACTGGCGCGGCCGCCTGAATCGCGGCATTCACCACGGGCCGCCAGTCAGAAACCTTGCTCTCGTCGAAGCCTGTCGCTGCGATGACGCGCTCGGCCACACCTTGCGCGAGCTGCAGCGCGTGCAGCAGCTGGTCGCGCTGGGCCACGATCGGCGCGGGCTCGCCGTGCTTCTCGATGAAGTGTTGCATCTGCTGGTTACCCAGCGCCTTGTTCACGGCGTTGACGGTGGCCTGCAGGGCGTCGCGCTCCTGCATGAACCGCAGTCGGTCGGCGATCAGGGTCTGCTCGACGCGGTTGCGTGCCAGGAACCGGGTGAGCATGGTTTCGCCAAGTAGCACGATGTTTTCGAGGAGTTCCGTGCTCATGCCCTCGCAGGCATTCCAGCAGGCGGCCAGGCGGCGCGCGTTGGCGTGGGTGTAGCGGTGCACGACGGCCACCAGGTTGCCGGCCTCGTCGCGCAGCTCGGGCTCGGCGTACTGGGTGAAGGCCTGCAGGCGGCCAGGGGTGTGGTTGGTGGTCATGGTGTTATTGCGCGCGGCCGACCAGCGACAGCTGAAGGCGTTCGATCAGGGTGTGGATGTCGGAGTTGGAGAGGCCGTCCGAGTCGTCGCCGGTCTTGAGGAAGTCCAGCAGCTGGCGCACCGACGCGCGGTGCACGATGCAGAGATCCAGCGGCAGCAAGGCCTGGGCCAGGTCCTCGACGGGCATGGGTGCATTGGCGTCTGTGCCGATGCTGCGCGCCAGGGTGGCCAGGGCGGCGGACTGTTCGGCCAGCTGCCGGTGACGGTGGGCGGCGTTGCCGAGGGCTTCGGCCGCACGGTGCAGGTGTGGGTTCATGGCTTCTTGGGCCTGGGCTTCCAGGGCGGTAGTGGTGGCATGGTGGCGAACGCGGCCTCGTAGGCGCGGTGCAGCTCAGCGCCGGCCGCGCACCGGTCGCCGGAGCGGTTTGTTCCAGCGGCGATGCAGGTCTGGCAGCTGAAGTGGTGTGCGTTGTAGGCCTTCGCAGCCGCGGCGACGTTGTCCGGCAAGCCCGATGCGCCGCGGGCCACGTCAGGTGCTCCAGCCGTAAAACAGCGCCGTGGCGAGCGACATGCCGATGACAATGCCGAGCGCGATGCCGGCCAGGGCTTCTGCGAAACGGTTGCGGCCGAGTTCGGTGGTGTCGGCGTGCTGGCGGTGTGGGCTCATGATCGTGTCCTCAAATAAAGTCAATCAATGCCTGTATTGTGCTCTTAATTGATCAGTTCAGGTGTGGTGTTTGTGCAAAATTGATCAAAACAGCTCGTCAGGCACGTCGATCGTGGGGCCTAGCTTGCGCAGCACCCAGCAGCGCATGGCTGCGATCAGTGCGGTGGGGCCCATGGCGTCAGGTTCCTGCATGTAGCGGACAGGCCCGTGGGTGGCGCTCCAGCCCGGGAAGTCCTCTTGGTTGCTGCCGAACACGGTGCTGATCTTCTCGCGCTCGATGATGGGTTGGCCCTGGGCGGCACCTGGGCATGTGCCGCAGCTGGAAATACGCGCGGCCAGGCGCCTCGCAGTGCCAGCCGGTCGGGTAGAGCGTCCAGGTGCCGCCCTCGGCGCAGGCCACAGCCCAGTCCAGCGCGGCGCCGGTGAGGTCTTGGGTGTTGATGGTGGGCATGGTCAGAGCGGTGTGAAGCTGCACAACGAGCGGCGGACGGTGACTTCCTCACCGACCTCGCACTCGTTCTCTTTCAGCATGGCGCCGGCCTTGCCACTGGTGATGCGGAACGTGGCCCACGTGTCACAGCCGGATACAAATTCGGCGTTGAACGTCCCTTTGCGCTGGCTGCGCACGGTGTAGCGGTGTCCGCGGATGAGCTCGGCGGTGGTGTTCATGGCTACTTGGAGATGGTGATGGAGATCAGGGCCAGGGCGTGCGCGCTGGCCGCCTCGGGGGTGAGGTGCAGCAGGCCCTGCAGGAGCATGATGGGCAGGAGGGTCGGGTAGTAGCCGACTCCGCAACCCTCGGCGTGGTCTTCTGCGGAAGGCCCAAATGATGGCCAGTACACCATGGTGTCTTCGGTCGGCATCACGCGCAGCGGCTCGGGCACCTCGTGGCCGTTGATCTTGATGGTCTTGGCGTGCACGCGGTAGCGGGCCGGGCCGTATTCCTGGTCCGAGATTTCGAGCAGAGTTGCGGTGGGGCTCTGGTGGCACCAGTCGCCTGCGGAATCTTGCCACTGGACGTTCAGCCCGTCAGCGATCGCGCGCAGGATGTGGGCGTAGGGGTGGGGGGTAGGTGTGGTCATTGTAGGAGCGCCGGGCCTGTCCCGGCTGGGGTTGAAGGTGGTGGTGTTAGGCCTGCGGGGCCATGGCCTTGATCTCGACCCATGCCTTGGCGAGGGCTTCCAGCTGCTCGGTGGTCAGCTTCAGCTGGTGCATGGGGCGGTCGATCAGGTCAGCGACGAGCGCGTCTGCAGCGCGGTAACGGGCAACCTCCGCGATCTGCGCGGCGTGCTTGGCCTGCAGCTCCTCGGTGGCAATGCCGGCATAGGTGTAGTCCTGGCCCACGACGCGGAGATTTTTCAGGTGCACGCGAAGCTCTCCGTGCTCGCCGACTGCTATGGCTTGTGTCGCGGTCAGGCGGCTGACGGTGTAGAGGCTCTGCGTCACCTTGGGCCAGTGGCTTATGCCATGGTTGCGCTCGGCGACCGCCAGCACGGTGCCGGGGCGGATGTCTGGGGTGGTGGTCATGGTGGTGGGTGGTTGATCGCACTGGACTGCCTCGGCTCGCGGGGCAGTGCGGTGGGGTCAGCGCTCGATCGCGGTCTGCGTGATTCCGCCCGCGGCCGCGGCCACGGCGCTCTGCGGCTCGCCGCCATGGTCCAGGCCGTAGGCGGTGGCGAAGGCGGATTGGTTTGGGTAGTTCTCGGCGAGGACCACCCTGTAGCGACGCACCTGCACGACTCGCACGCTGCCGCAGTCCTTCTCGAATGCGTGCACACTTTCGCTGGCCCTATCACCGAAAGTGGCCTGGACCCTGCCGCCCACATTGTTCAGCGCGCACATGGCGCTGTAGACGGCTTCGGCTTGGGACTGGTTGAGGATGAGGGCCATGGTTTTCTCCGGTTGGTGATTGCACTGGTGAACCCCCAGCAGGGGCTCAGCGGTGGAATCAGGCCGGCTGCCCGTACATCTCGCGGTGCATGGCCATCCACTCGGGCGAGAGGGCTGCGACGCGCTGCTCGGCCCATTTCTGCACCGACTGCAGGGCCCAGCGGGGCCGGCGGGGAGCGTGCTTGTAGGGGCCGAGGCTGCAGCTCAGCTTATTGGCGACATAGCTTGCCCGGTAGATCACACCGGCGACCACCACCACAGCCGACCATGCGCTGGCGTCTTGCTGGGCTTCTTCGTGTTGAACAATCATTTTCAGCTCCTCAAAAACAACTAACCGATGACTGAATATTACTCTTTTTTGATCAGTATTGGCTGCAACGTTTCAATGAGAGTAGTGAGAGTGATAGTAGGCGACTATCGTGATAGTGCGCCGCGCCGGCCGGGCAGAACTCCAGCGCTGGCGCGGGCTGCGGGCACTATCACGCGCCCGTGGTAGCAGCCTCGGGCGTCCTCGCTGGCGCACCTGCATCGGTCCGGTAGACCAGCATGGTGCCGTCATCCTGCAGGCGGCAGCGGATGGTCCAGCCCGTGGTCTTGGCTTTGTTGGTGCAGGCCAGTCGCAGTTTGTGGTGGTCGCTGCGCTCGATGGTGAACCGCAGCTCGCGCGTGGTGGACAGGCGATCGAGGTCGTACTTCGTCACCCTGGCCACGGGTTGCATGCTGCCGCACGCGGCGATCTCCTCGGGCGTGACGGGCAGGCGGGTGACGCGCATGCCATCGCCTTCGACGGTGCACGCCAGCCGCATGCCCGTGGTTTTGCTGCGGAAAGATGCCGCCTGGCGGATCCTGTGGTGGAAAGCGCGCGGTACCTGGAACAGGTGCGACTTGCCCACGCCCAAGGTGGCCATCTCGGGGTATGCCGGATGCCTCGTGGCGGTCTCCGTGCGGGTCACCACGACGCCCTCGGGGGTCTCCGAGATGCTGATGAACATGCCGCGTTGCTTGGCGAACTTCTTCGCGTAGGCGATCACGTCAGCGGGTGGGGTGTCAGCGATCTGCAGCGTTGCCGACTGGCCGATGGTCAGCGGGTTGATGGATCGGCGGATGGAGAGGGTGTCTTGGTTGCGCATTTGGGGTCTTTGCTACCGGTGCGGTAACGCGGCCGGTTACGGGTTGAAACTGTTTAGAAACAATGACTTACGTCTGTTTCGGGCGGGGTCTGAGGTCCGGGTACCGCGTTACCGTGCATCGGACCTACACACATATATTTTTATACACTGATATATAAATATGAAACAAATAATATGTATATATCATATATATAAGCACACTTTCCCTATGGGGGTCTCTATATATATATTTCTTGGTAACAAGGGATATAAGATAAGAGGGGCAAAGGGATTGGGGCTGTTACCGGGGTCGTTACTGTCTGGAACCGGGGTAACGGGCTAAGGTTTGGTAGTCACTCCTTTTCTTGATGTGTTTCATACAGATTGTATTGAGTCACAAAGCATCACGCAAGATCACCCGAAAACACTTGCTCAAATCTGGGCGTCTGCGCGTAGAATTGCACCGGATATGATCAATTCGGGGGTGTGATGACTGAATACTTCGCCATCGATGGCGTGCCGGGGAAGGTGTACTTCCGCTGCGAGCGCCAGCGGGCGACGCTGTCCACGACGGCGTGCGCAGCGTCCTGGCGGCGCGCGGACGAGCTCAACGACGGGCAGTGCGCCGCCTGTAGGCTGTGTCCCACGGGCGCGGTGCATGCCGGTGAGGTGGCCGCGTCGATGTCGCCCCTCAAGGGCACGCTGACCTGCGCGCGATGCCATCGGCCATCCGCCCGGCTAATCGGTGGCCACCGGTGCGTGAGCTGTTACAACCGCGAGCGCGAGGTGTTGGCCGGACGCAACGCCAAGGGCACGGCGCCGGTGAAGACCTGCCGCCTCGATGCCCGCCACCTGCGGTTCAACGCCAACGGCGACATGCGGTACCTGCGCGTCGCGATGTCGGCCGACATGGACGAGCTGATCGTGGCCACGCTGCGCGACAGCCGCAGCCGGGTGTCCTTCGCCTACGACAGCCGCCCGCCCGCCGCGGTGCGCCAGGCGAGGCTCTGGTGATGGCGGCGCGCGACGACTACCAGTGGGCGATCACGCCGCACTGCTGCCGCGTCTGCTTCTCCCGCGTCCTGGTGCGCGAGACCTTCGACCGCCGGCGCATCTACCGGTGCGCTGGGTGCGGGGTCGAGAAGGAGGGCCGCAGCGAGGCGGCCATCTGCTCCTGCGGCATGAAGCTGAAAACGGGCGTGGACGCGGGGATCCGGTGCGAGCCCAACCCCATGCGCAGCCCGGAATGGCCTGCCGAGATCACGGCCGCGCAGGCATCCACCCCGCCGCATTCAGCTACGTAAGCTGTTTTTTCGGCACCACAAACCCAGTGTTTATGCGGGTTCCGAGCATGCGCCCAAGGTTTCCGGGCGCAAATCGGGCGCAGAATGATCGAATATGACCAAAACCTATCCACCCATGAGGTGCTGCAAGTGCAACCGCCCGCTGCAGCGCGCGGTCGCCCTGGCGAACGGCCTGCCGGTGGGCCCGGTGTGCGCTGTGACCGCCGGCCTGGTGCAGCCCAAGGGCAAGGCCGCTGAGCCGGCGCAGCATGCCCTGCCGTTCGTCGACACCGACACCCTCGACCTTTTCGCCACCACCCCAGCATGACCATCTCGTCCCCCGCCATCCGCTACCACGGCGGCAAGTTCCGCATGGCCCCATGGGTCACCTCGTTCTTTCCCGCCCACGAGCTCTACGTCGAACCCTTCGGCGGCGCCGCGTCCGTGCTGCTGCACAAGAAGCCGGTCTATGCCGAGGTGTACAACGACCTGGACGGCGACGTGGTGAACTTCTTCCGTGTGCTGCGCGATCGCGAGATGCGCGAGCAGCTGATCGAGGCCTGCGTGATGACGCCCTATGCGCGCACCGAGTTCCTGGATGCCTACGAGCCAACCGACGACATGGTGGAGCGCGCCCGCCGGCTGGCCATCCGGGCGTCCATGGGCTTCGGCTCCGCGGGTGCTACCAAAGGCGGTACCGGGTTCCGCATCGATACCCGGCGCAAGTACGGCACGGCGCAGCAGGTGTGGGCCCGCTACCCGGACCACCTGAGCGCGATCGGCGAGCGCCTGCTGGGCGTGCTGATCGAAAACCGGCCGGCGATCGAGGTGATGCGCCAGCACGATGGCGTCGACACCCTGCACTACGCCGACCCGCCCTATGTGCTGTCGACCCGCGACGAGCGCGTGGCCAAGGGCACCAGCTCCTACTACGCCCACGAGATGACCGACGCCGACCACGTAGAGCTGATCGAGGCGCTGCAGCAGCTGGAGGGCATGGTGGTGCTCAGCGGCTACGACTGCGAGCTCTACAACGACATGCTGACCAGCTGGGAGCGCCACCAGACCAGCGCCAGGATCTCGGCCGGCCGCGGCACGGCGATGCGCACCGAGACCCTATGGCTCAGCCCGGCCGCCACCGAAGCCCTGCGCCGCCCACGCGCCCAGACAACCCTTTCCTTCGACAACCACGCATGACCACCCCCAATCAAGGCTACACCTTCCGCTACAGCCATGCGGCCGCCCGCATGGAGCGCATCCTCGAACTGCTGCAGAAGCCTCACACCCGGCAGGAGCTGGCCGAGGCCACCAGCATCGGCGTGCGGGGCGTGCAGTCCTATCTGTCGGCGCTGATGGCTGAGACACCGCGGCGCATCCATGTGCACGCCTGGCGACCCAATAGCCCGGGCAGCCCGTCGGCTGTCTACCTGGCAGGCGACCGCAAGGACAAGCGCAAGCCCGCAAGGAAGGAGGGCGCCGAGCGCATGCGTTCGCATCGCCGCCGCCAGGACCCAGACGTGGCCATCGACCACATTCAGCGCCAGCGCCTGGCCCGCATCGACGCGCGCGGCCCGCGACGTGACCCTATGATCGCCGCACTATTCGGACCTGCAGCATGACCATCGAACGAACCCAAGCCCGGATCCTGGCGGCCATGCCGGGGACCCTCACAGAGCTGGCCGAGCGCGGCTACACCACCAAGGTCACTGCGGGCGTCCACGTGAAGGCTATGCGCGCCGAGAAGCGGTGCCACATTGGCGGCTGGAACATTCCCCCCAAGGGCGCGCCGGCGGCCATCCACCATGCCGGCCCGGGCGAGGATGTGCCGGACCCGCGGCAGCGCCGGCCCGAGACGGCGTCGCGCCCCATGGGCAAGATCCCGCCGCGCGACCCCATCACCACGGCGCTGTTCGGCCCGGCGTGACGCCACACTGCCCGCCATGAACGACGACGACGACTTCGCGCCGGCCTACAGCCTGCCGCCCGACGACGCGCACCCTGGCGACATCGCCGAGCGCGTGATGACCTATCCCGAGCAGCGCCACCTGCTGGAGAACGAGATCACCTTCGGCTGGCTCATGCGCAACGAGCCCAAGTTCAAGGGCAACCGCACCGAGCTGGGCAGCGTGCACGAAACCGCCCACATGGCGCAGGGCGCATTCAAAGACCTGTTCGAGCAGCTGCTGCTGGGCATGCTGGGACACCTGCCGAAGTTCGTGGTGGTCATCAACGCGCCCTGGTGGGAGCAGGCCAGCGCACACGAGCGCGAGGCGCTGGTGTTCCACGAGCTCATGCACGTGCGGCAGAAAATGGACAAGTTCGGCGGCCTCAAGTTCGACAAGGACGGGCTGCCCGTCTACGGCTGCCAAGGCCACGACATCGAGGAGTTCCGCGCCGTGGTGGCCCGCTATGGCGCATGGAAGGGCGATATCGCAGAGTTCCTGCAGGCCGCGAGGGATGCGTGATGTGGCCGGCCATGGTGTGGTGGTTCTGGTGGTCGGCGGTGCTGGAGTTGCCCGGGCGCGACAAGACAACACAAGTTGATCAAAAAAGATCATAATAGGGGCAACCGAACAGGCCGGATGCCTGGGATCTTCGAAAGTAATCCGTGAAGCTCCTCCGTTCCTTGCTCCTTTGCTCAGCCTCCATCTTCGGCGCCTGCTCTGCCATTGAGGCCGTGGCGTCCTGCGCTCTGCCTGTCGAGATCATCGTTGAGCAGCAGGCAGGTGGCCAGATAGTGCAGTACCAGCGCGCGACGCTCGGTGCACCATTGATTGCGGTCTCGACCGGTGATGATGCGACGAGGGCGATTTTCAACTGCCCTGGCGCGGGCACCCAGTTCGTGGAGTTCAGCATGACGACAAGTGGCTTCTTTAGCGGCCCAGCGCCAGCCGGAGACCACTTGGCGGTACTTACCCGCGGCACCATCGACCTGAGCCGTACCAAGTACGTCGCGCGCGGCGTTGCTGTGATGCGCGAGCGCGGCGTCATCGGCGAGCTGATGCGCCGGGATGCTGCTGCCATCACGAACGTCTGTCAGGATGGCCCGGGCACGGTAAATGGCACTGTCTGCAATGCCGATACCCCACGCGCGCACCCAATCGACTACGTGGACGGCGATGTCTACCACGTGGGCATCCATTCGGTGCCCGGCAATATCGCCTACACGGCGGCGCGCGAGAGCACGCAGCAGGCCGTCACCAATGTGTGGCGCGAAGCCCAGACGCACGAAACGCTCACCGGCGATCAAGTCGCGTTCGCCCTGCTGTTTGCTGGCCGACCTGCCGGCAAGACGTTCAGCGTTCGGCTGTACGACATCAATGCAGGCTGGTTCTGACACTTTTTGATCAAATAAGCGCATAATCGGGGCACCGACCCGGCCGGTTGCCGGGGCCTACCTCAATCCATCATGCTCAACCAAGCCGCCGCTGGAACCCGCTTCACCGCAGCTCAAGACTCGGACGCTGTACGCCAGCCCGAGGTGTACCGGGCAACCACCGCCCTGAACCATCGCGTCAACATGCTGCACGAACGCGTGGAAGCGCTCACGTCGCGTTTGAGCGCCGTGCTGTCGTCCCCAACGGACAGCGGCGCGCAGTGCGCGAAAGCGATCCCCCCCACTACGCCGTTGGCTCTGTGCATCCACACCGAGGCTGATCGCATCGAAGCCGCGAACGACATGCTGTCGGACCTGCTGAGCCGCCTGGAAATCTGACCCTCAAGCTGTTTTTTCAACCCGCCCGGGCCTTGCGCGACAACGACTTACGCGAGCCCGTGCACCTTTCGGCCCCTCGCCGGGCCCATTGATCATGACCTCTACCAAGCCTGCCGCCTCTGTCGTCACCGACGAGATGGTGAACCGCTTCCTGAGCTGGAAGCTGCCCGCGGACTTCAACCCGGATGGCGGCGTCTCCAAGCGCGAGGGCGCAATGCCCGTCGGCACCAACCTGCTGACCGCCGTGCAGGCGCGCGCCATGCTGGAGCACGTCCTGGGCGTGGCGCCGGCGGCCGCGGCACACCCGGCCATCGCCGCCATGCAGCCGCTCGACAGCGACGGCAAGGGCCTCGACCTCAACGACGACACCCCGCTGGCGCCCGCCTGCGACCTGTCGGGCGACGGCACGTGCGAGGCCTGCCAATGACCGCGCCGCAGGTCACCATTGCCGGCGTCGAGCTGTGCATCGCCAGCGAGCACTACTTCACGGCGGCCGGCGCGATTCGCTGCATCAACTTCTGCAGCGGCGAGTCAGATCCCGGCGCCGAGCCGAACAAGGCGCTCGATCTGCTGACCTTCTGCGTCCTGGTGACCACCAACGGCCACACCGTCACCGGTGAGTCCTACTGCGCGGACCCTGCCAAATTCGACGCCGAGACCGGCCGCATCGAGGCCCGCAAGGCGGCCATCAACAAGCTGTGGCCCATGGTGGTCTACGCCGAGCGCGAGCGCCTGGCCGGCGCCCCGCCGGTGCTCAACGCTACACCTGAGCAGCTGGCCGAGCTGCGCGAAGCCATCCGCAATGCGCCGCCGATGCCGCTCATCCCGATGCCCAGCGGCATCCCGTGGACCGTGCTGGTCGACGGCGACGCGTCCACGCTCCCGCCTGCTGGCGAGTGGCTGGTGACCGTGGACACCGACGGCGGCCGCGAGGTGCACGTGCTTGAGCACAAAGGCAACGGCAAGTGGCGGCACGAGGGCGAGTTCACCTTCCAGCACGGCTACTACTTCCACCCCATCGCCTGGGCGCCGCGCCCCGACGGCTACACAGGCGAGGTGCCAGCATGATCCGCGCCGCCATCACCCTGGCGGCCCTGGTGCTGCTGGCCGGCTGCGCCACGCCACCGCCTGACGCCTGCCGCCTGCTGACCATCGCCATCGATGAGGCACAGATGGCCGAGGCCTGGTACATCGAGACCGGCAAGGTGCTCACGCGCTGCGGCGTTCCCGATGCTGCCGAGGTGGCCGAGCACAAGGCCTGCTACGCGCGCCGGTTCAACGACAGCTCGGTGGTGTGTCCATGACCGCCGAGTATGAGACCTTCCACACCATCGGTGGAGACACCGAGCGGGTGCTGGTGCGCACCGGCGGGCCCACGGTCTATGCGCCCGACCCGCGCCCGAAGGCCGCCGCATTCGCTGCAGCCCCTATGGAAACCGGCACAGAGCAACAGCTTGAGCATCTGTTCACGCAGAAGCGAGGCCAGATCGCCGAGGCATTCGCCCTGTCGCCTGCGCTGCTCAAGGAGGAGGGCGAGGAGCCCCTGGCCAAGGTGCTGCCCGCCGGCGGCCCGCTGCTGCCAGGGCACCCAGCTGACAAAAC